AGAAAGGAAAGAGTCATCTGACTCAACATAATATATGACTCATAAAAAATTAATTTATGTGTAGCTCAACATAAACTAATTTCTTTCCCATGAAAATAGTTTCCTTTCTTTGTAAATATCTATAAATAACAAGGCTCACGGACCCGAAAACTCGTCAGATTTCAGGTCCGAAATCTGTTATTTTGTAAAGTAATCAATTGCATCCTTCCATTCCGCAAGCAATTCTTCCGGAACTTCTGCATTGTCATGGAACGGGATGATAATGTATGCGTAGTCCTTCATTGCAGATTCCAGGACATGCTTCTGATGATCGAGAACATGATTGAACACGAACATCCAATTTTGGATCAGCTTTCCCTGGAGTCCGATAAATTGTGCAATCTTTTGTAAATCCATCTCTTCTGCTGTGCTGACCATGATATTCATGTCTGCGTGCATCATTTCGTTTCTGTCCATGATGCTCAATTCGTTGTACACGCCTTTGTCCTGCACAATAATTCCGCTTTTGAATGCATTAAATCGGTCAACTTCATCTGTGACCTCATGTACCATATAGTTATCCGGTATCGAACACATACCCTTATGATCAAACCAGACATCTACGTCATAGATATCTGTAATTGCGGAAGCTAATGATCCAGCTACATAGCTAGTGCCAACACTGTGATCGATTCCGCTTACAAATACATTCAGACGGCTAAGATGAGGGATTTCTTTTTCTCTCCGCCTGCCAAACAAGGATGGTTTCTTTTGTGGTTCCGGTTTGTTTGACTTTACTTCGGAAATCACTGTTGTCGGTTCCTCTACTTTTGGTTCCGGTTTTGGCGGTTCCTCCTGTTTTGGTTCCGGTATTGAAACTTGTTTTGGAACTGGCTGCGGAACCGGAACTGGCTCTGGAATCGGAATAGGCTGTGGAACCGGAACTGGCTCTGGAACCGGAACTGGCTCTGGAACCGGAACTGGTGCTGGAACCGGAATAGGTCGCGGGACCGGAATAGGTCGCGGGACCGGATCTATCTTCGGCTTGTCCTCATCCTTTTTCTTGAAGAACTCCAGTTTTGGCTTTTCTTTCTTAGGTTTTTCAGGTTTCTCTTTTTTAGGCTTCTCCGGTTTCTCTTTCTTAGGCTTCTCTTTTTTCGGAGCCTTTTCTTTTGGAGGATTTTTCTTGTTTTCTGATGCCTGTTCATGCTTCTCAGGTTCTGTATTCTTCTTATCCTTACTATCCTGACAAACAGCTTTCTCCTCATCCTTTTTCTTTTCCTCAATTACATCTTCCTTATTTGTTTCCTTAATTTCAGGAGCCGGAACATCTACCATTTCCCATGTTTCTGCGAACTCATTTGCATCAGAAACGACTTTTTTCTCATGAACTTGTATATCAGAAACAATCGGTTCTTCTTTCTTGTCCTGATCCTCATCCTCAATCTGTTGCTCGGTATCTTTAGTTTTCTTCTTTTTCTTGTTACCAAATCCAAACCGACTGAACAGACTCTGCTTTTCCGGTTCTGGAACGTAGTGATATGTAACTTCTTCATAAACCCAGTCTTTATGGTAAACAGGACGTTTTAATCCCAATTCCGCATAAATACTTGTGACTCTCAAAGAAAGCGGATAAGGACAAACATTGCTGTGATATTCTGATATATTTGTACTTCTGTAAGTTGTCAAGAATCCGGACAATTCCTCTTTTGATGCTCCAAGAAGGATGACTTCAATCTTGTTCTTTACTGACTGAGGCATCTCAACAAGGAATTGGTCAATGATCGTCTTGTTTTCGAGACGACCTTTGCAGACTAAGTACAGTTTTGTAAAACTGTCATCAAATTCCTGCAGGAATCCAACTTCACCGAATATGGTAACGATCGTATCTTCTGTGATCTCTCCTTCGTAGTCATTTGGATAATACCGGACGCTATTGACTACAAAAGTTCCGTTCTCTTCAAAGTTCGCTTTTGCTGTCTCAAATAAGTTTTCTTTCGTAATCGATTCTTTTAATGCGACGGAGTGGTCACCGTCCGCTATGAAATTTGCAATATGAGTAGCAACTGGTACACAGTCAACATCACTCATTAATGTGAATACGCCAATATTTAGTGCCATCGTTTTTGTACTCCCAATTTGCGTTTACTTCTGTTTTGTGAGAGGTTCTGTTTATGAAATAATTGACCGCCCACTTGGTTATCCTAAATATGGCTCTCGAGCAAACAAAGGAATACAAAAAAAAGAGCCAGTTTTACAGAACTGACCCTTCTTTTTCTACTTATAGAGATCTGAGATATAGGCATCCAGCCCATTGTTTTTCGCGATCGTCTGAGCTTTTGCCATCATCTTTGGTATGTAGCGTCGCACAGTTGATTCTGAGACTCCAAGATTTTCCGCAATCTTGACGTTTGACAGTTTGTTTACGATCCCTAAGAGGAGTCCCAATTCAAAATCAGACAAACCATCAATGACTGCTTCGAGACCGCTGTGAAGCTCATCTTTCCATACGCTGCCAAACAATTCCGAATCCAGCATTTCGCATTTTCTGCTGTTTTCTTTTTCGACCCGGTTTCCTGTCGATATGACTTCGGTTCCTTCTTCGACGAATGTTACGCGCTGCATATTGTATGTGTTGTCGGCGACTTGACGCTTTTTCGTTGAGTATGACAACTTAACGCCACACGGAGCATAACCTTCCCAGATACGCCTTTTACTGCCATATTTATCGAATGCGTGTTCAAACGGAAAGCTTGTAATTCCTTCCTCGATTGCCTTGTTGATCGCTTCGATGAAATTTAACATTTCGATCTGGATGATGTCCTCGAAATCGAGACCACAGCTCATAAGTTTCTCTTTGCGGGCTCTTTTCGTAAAAAGAGGTTTATTGGCATTGAGAAGGTTAGACATCGCTTCCTTCTTTTCTTCCTCTGTCGCACTCACGATCAATAAGACTGTATACTGCTGCTCATTATACTGCTGCCAGTCTTTGAATTCTGACTCTCTGCCAGGCATTTTGATCGATAACAGACGCTTGACATCCTGCGACGTCATGGTTCCTAATGTTCCAGTATCTTTAGTCACTGGATTTGGTACATCATTCATATGTTTTATCCTCCTTGGATGTGTTAATTTGTTAACCTAAATATGGGTTTTGCCCGTGACAAACGGATTGAGTTTCATAGACGAGTACTATAGTTGTAGTACTGTCGACAAAATGAAAAAGACTTATTGTTTACACAAATGTGTTGTTTTATTATTGTTGTTTACTAATTAGTTGGTGTTTGTCGTTGAATTACGACATTTAGATTGCTCGTGTGTTGTGAAAATATGTTTTCCGAATTGAACTAGTTCAAAATATTAGTCTACTTATTGATTTATTTCTTTGTTATGGTAATTATCACAGATTCGTGATATATTGAACTGGAACAAAAAGTTCCGTTTTTCGATTGCTTGAATGTTTGAAAATAATTGTTTGTTTACTCTTGTGTTTTTAGAAAAGGAAACCGGCATTAGTTTGCTCCCGGAGATTGTTTACGAATACTGGCAGCATAAGAAATGGAGACGAATGTCTGTAAACGCATATGTCGGAGCCGACTTAAGATGGAGCAAATGATCTGGTGCCGTTTGCGAGTTTCCTTTTCTATTAAATTCATTTTTTTAGTCCTTCAATTTGTTGTCTGATTTATGTATCCCGTCAGATAGGAAACGAAGAAAGCGGCACCGAAATGCTGAGACGATCTGCTGGCAACAGAAACTTTAGAGACGAATGTCTGTGAGGTTGTCCGAATGGACTTTAAAACATTTCGGTGTTTATTTGCGAGTTGCTTTCTCTTTGATGATGTTACAATATCACTTTTCAATGCGCTATGCAATATGGTTCATTCGCATAGATAACAGATGTTATTGTATGCAATATTATTAACAACATATGTGGATTATTGAGTTTGAAAAAAGGAAACGCAACAATGCGTCTCCCTCTATCGTAATAAATCACAGATTTCTCGGAACTCTTTTTCCAGCTTGTCTGCCAGCTTTTCCAGCTCGTCTTTCGTCATGTTTGGTTTTCTCTGACGATTATAAGACGGTAGCAATCCCTTCGCATACTCTCTTTTGCAATCTCTAAGGATTTCTTCAATCGATATCTCATAAATGCTACATAAAATGGCAGCCTCATATAGTTTCAGGCTTCCGTTGCCATTTTCGAGATCTGAAATATGCTGGGCTGATGTTTTGTACTGATATTTCTCTTCCAGCATAGAAACCACATCGTGCTGCTTTAATTTCTTCTTTCTTCTGCTTTCATTTAGTTTTGCTCCTACAATGTATAAGAAATCGCGTTCCCCTTTATCATGTCTCTCTTTGTCAATTGCCATATTTCTATTACCGCCTTATCGCATCGTGTTTCTTTTCTGTTGTATTATTTACAAAATCATACCATTTTTCATAGTAAAAGTCTGCATTTTTAAGTACCGGAACGTTATAAACCATAACTTGATATGCTTCTTCTATACGTTTTCTATCCGTTTCGTCTCCGTGATATAAAACTGTGTATTTGATTCTACGTATATCTAACGGAAAGGTGTCATCATTTACGACAAAATGTGTCATATTCTCGATCACCTCTGTCATGTACTCAAATTTAGTGGAACCTGTATTCCTTATTTCTTTTCGATTCAGGTCGCTTTCATTTATTTTCGACATCAGATAAGATTTAACTGCATCATGAAGATTGATTTCCGGTTCATCAATCATGATATATTGATTTTCTGGATTCTCTTTATTGTAAAACAAAGCTGAAGTATCCAATATATATAGATCCTTTGTTAATGATCCAAAACGAGCCAGTAACGGCATTATCGGAAACGGATTTGTTTCGATCTCGATCGTTCTCTCATCCATTGCAAAAATATCACGAGAACATAACACATAAAACACATCTATGCTGTTATGGTAAATGAAATCTGCAATCAGTTTGTTGAATCTCATGTACTCGTAAGTGCGATGAAAATTTGGTTCATGGAGCAGATACTGCCAGTAATCTACAAGAGAAAGATATTGGTATTGTTCGTGAAGTAGTTTGCAAAACTCCTTTTTCGTGACAGACAAACCGACTGCTTTTGTTGGATTCAGATAAGAATCGCCTGTCACTTTTATTGGAATGTAAAATAGTAAACAGTTCGAGTATTCCGTCTGTATCTCATTAATTGTATTTATCCCAAGTGTATTCCATTTTTCTTCTCCCCAAGGTTGATAACAAACAGGGATCCCAAGTCTGCTGATTCCTATAATATCCAGCAAAACCGTCAGTTTATCAACATCATTCTCTTTCTGTGATCCTTCCTGAAAGAAATGGCATATTATGTCTAAACTTAGACCACCAATCTTTTCGGCTGCCGGATGTGTCAGTAACGACAATAGCATGATTCTTCTTTCGATATCCTCCTGTCTACCTGCTCCGTTTGCTACAAGCCACATGGAAACACTTAATTTATCATTCTTATTGAATAATTCAAGTCCGTAATCGGTGATGGTATAACAAAATAACGTATGCGTAAATACTTGTGGTATTCTGGTATCTCTTCTTTCGATTTTATTTGAGAAAATAAGACCTTCTTTTTCAATTGCTTGTAATACATTGGGTAGGTAATTAGTGGACACTGTATCCATTTCAGTAAGATTGCTATCTATATAAGTGTAATCGAAAGTCTCTTCTGAATAAAGTCTGCCAATGTATGTTTCTGGATTATAATATATCTCATCATAAAACCCAAACTGTTCTGCAATCTCGATCATGGAAGTATATTTGTCGTCGTTGTTTTCGAATCCGTTTTTTATCAGACTCAAAACATATCTCACAATGGGATTCGAAAGAAGCGTACGCCGCCACCATTCTGAATTCAAAGAACCTTTGTTTATAACTGCGCTTTCTCCTTGTTCTGTTAAAAATAAGGTATCATTCAATTCGTCATAAGCAATAAGGTTTAAATGGATTGCGAGCGCGAGTATTTCGTCTACTACTCGGACATCCCCATAAGGACGTGGTGCAATGTACTGGACTTCATCAAGCCCGATAAACTGCATGCGGGTTCTTGATTTAACAAGCAATTGCCCGAGTCCGCTACATGGACCAGATACTCTTTGCTGCATTGGACCTCGAAATATTGTGTAATCTATGGTTAGAAATTCAGGTTCCGGATCTTTCGTTCTCATTTTATTGATTGCGGAAAACAGATCCGCCTGCATCATATCATTCTTATGTAATACGTCTACAGTTTCCATATATTCGTTATATTTCTTGGATTTTGGATAAAACATTGCTAAAAGATTCGCAATCTCATCTTTATTCCATGTTCTTGTTGGCCACGAAAATTGTCGTCTCATAACATGATCCTCCATTTCTGTTTCCAATATTTTCCAATTTTAACCATCATGTCATAGAATACCACATCATTGTTGATTTGTATACTTTTCTTATACGACAAAAAGAGACATACATCGTTGCCGACGCATGCCTCTTTTCCTGTTGTATAGGTTACTCTGCTTTTGTTACATTTGTTGCAACCACACGATCGTTCGCATCTCTGCTTTCCTCGTATGTAACCTTTTCACCTGTGTTTAAGACTTTAAAGCCTTCCATGTTGATTGCGCTGTAATGTACGAATACATCACTTCCGTCTTCCGCCACGATGAATCCGTAGCCTTTTTTGCGATTGAACCATTTTACTGTTCCTGTTTTCATGTTCTTATTCTCCTTATTTGTTAATAATTGTATAGTCATCTGAAGCAAAACCATAGTCCTGTTCCAGTGCTTTTCGATATAATGCTAAGTCCTTTGGATTATTTGCGTCGAGTACTTGGATCGTTCCTACTCGCATTCCAGTTGTACAACATCGGTCGATCCCGAACATATAGACGCCGTCTTTCAATGGATCCATAAATCCGATAAACTCATCTGTAGTCCCATCTGGGTACAGTTCCATGAGTTCTATATCATCTGCAATCCCAAACCGCACACGTCTATGAGCGATTCCTGGACAGAAACCATTCGGTAATGTTTTTAAGATATCTTTGTTGTTGATACGTATTCTCAGTTTGCTCATATTACAGTTCCTCCAATTAGTACTAGTGTGGTCGCAAACAATAAATCAGGACCTAGCGGACGGGATTCCTTTAATTTTAGAGGACCGTCCAGATTCTTTTCTATGATCGCTCTTAGATAAAACAGAACTTCCGCTACAAGAAGCATGACACATTCTGCTAACATACAGTCTACGCTTCCGTATTCCGGTCTCATCAGATACCATGTACAGCCACATACAACAGCCATTCCTTTATCTCCGTTTCCATACATTCCAAATAATTCTAAGATTACAACAAAGATAATTATGGATAATGTTTGTAATGATAAACGACCTGCTTGTGCCGTTTCTAGTATTACAGATAACGGGGCAAGGGAATAAAATACTGAGTTATACAATAGTTTCGATTTCTTATCTGTATATGCTGAGATCAATAACATTGGAAGTGCGATACTGGCATATAGTTTCGAATATATCGGCAGCTTTATGATGATCACAGCGAATACTGCCAGATAAATACCAAACCATATCTTATCGGATTTCGTCACTGAAATATCCTTAAAATCAGGATCATTCAGTGACATTTTTCCGAACAGGGTAAATACAATACCAAATATAACGAGACATAATATAGTTCCAAACATAACTCATACCCCCGTTATGTGTCTTACTGCTGAACAACCTTTGTTATGCTGATATTGTCATGATTCTTTGGATTGTAATATTCTTCATCTGATCTCTCAACATATACCGTAAATGTGACAGCTGCTGATGTTGTGTCATCACGTGAGATTACATTTCCGCTACTATCCCATGCAGTTAATACATATGCGTCTTTAACAAGCAGTTTTGAGGACTTAACCTCATCCTTTGTGATTGTTTCCATAATATCAACAATATCGCCTTCACGAATGGAACCGCCGACTGCATATGTAGGTTCTGATACCGTATAGGTAAGCATAACCGGGTTTTCGAACTTATCTTTCTCACTGCTTGTGTCTGTAAACCGCTGTGTTGTTACGATTTCGCCTTTTGAAATATTAACGGAAGCTTTTCCGGTAATACCATCAAGGTTTTTCAATGTACTGTCTGTAACCAATGAACTGTTTACGTCTTTCATTTTGAAATATTCGTTCACATTTGTATCATCGATCAATGTTCCTTCTTTGATATCTGCAGCAGCGATAACCACAGATGTTACATTTTTATCTGATAACAGATAGGATTCATAAGATGTTACTCCAAAACCTGCAACAATGGCAACGAATAAGGAAATCACAATTCTTGTAATCGACTTAGAATCGAATTTGCTCTTATTACGCTGTTCTTGATCCGATCTGCGTTTGCTTTCTCGTCCTTTATTGAATGCCATAATTAATATCTCCAATTCAATGTGTTTATTTGTTAATAAGTTTCTTTACTGGAACCAGCCGTTTCCGTTTAAATCTTTAAACGCATCACTGGTCTTTAAACTTGTTGTCGAGGATGTGCTCACTCTCATTTTACCCTCAAGGTAATCTTTTGAATCTGCATCGATTCCTTCCATATTCCCATCACTTAAGTTTGCAATACTGGATGCTTTTACAGGAAATGATACTTTACTGTAAACGGTACAATCAGTTACCAGTGTATTTTCCGGTGTTTTTGCTGTCGTACTATTAACATCTCCATTCGAATCCCTTGTGACGCTTCCGGCGACTCGTTTCTTAATCTTTGTCTGTATTTCGGAAGCAGTCTTATAGGATTCCACTGCACTGATCTCGTAAGAATAAACCGTGTCATCCGGCGCAATGTCGTAGATTACAAACGTATCGATCACAGCTGTTCCTGACGCCAGCATATCTCCAGCCCATCCACAGGTTCCGCCTTTAAAAGTGAACGATTCATCGAGACCAACATTACTTTGAAGTACTTTTTCGTAACTTTCAAAGAGTTTTCCAACTTTTGCTTTCTCTTTCGCGTTCATTTCTGTAACGGAACCATCATCAGACAGGGCTACAATACCAAGGCGTCCATCATGCAGTAACACATCACTGTTTGCAATTGTTACAGACAGGTTTGCATTATCGATCGAAGTCTTATAGTTTTCATATAAGGTATCTGCAGCACGAATGTATACAGATACATAGATCAACACCCATACAAGCAAAAAGACGATCGGAATATAGATGTATACACTGCTTCCGTTTTTCTTCTGTTTGAATAATCGTTTTTTATGTCGTAAACGTTCTTGTTTCACAGTAATCCCTCCCTCTTATTCTTTTGATGTACTGTAATACTTGATCGTAATCGGAACATATTCGCTTTCCTCAAACTTAGGAGAAAACAGATCAAACTCAGGATCTGTAGAAAGCCATGTATTTGTGGTGTAAACTACAAATTCCAAACAGATATCACTACCATAACCCTGATGTGCTTTTGTCGTATTGTCTGTAATGTTCTGTGTCGTAACCGGAGCTCCCGCTGTATCTCCTGCGTATCCAAGGTCATTTAACTCCTGAACGATCGCATTCTGAATAGATGGTGTTGCATATCCGGTTTGTTCCATTTTCAAGATATAACGTCTTGCTACCTGGTTGACTTCAGTCTTTTTGTTAACAGCTCCATTGAATTCCACAAAGGTAAACAATAAAACCGTTAACAAAAGAATAAAGACCATGATGGGAAGAAAGTCATCGAGCATACCGTGCTTTTTCTTATGAAGTTTGTTCTTAAGTCTTTGTACTGTATGCATATGATATCCCTACTTTCTTACAGACGATTACGGAGTCTGCGTTGTGGTCTGATACATTGCATTGATCTTCTTTTCCAAACCATTATCGCCAGTGAGCAGGTTTTTGATGATGGTCTGTAATGTGTCTCTGAAGATGATTACAAGTGCGACTGCGATAACCATAAGCATGATCTTGATGATCAGTGTCTCGTCTCCGGATACTTTTCTCTTCATATTATCCAGTGTGTGTGTTGCAAATACCTTTGCGTTGATGATTGCTTTGTCGAGTTTTCTTACCATGATTTTATCTCTCCTTCTATGGTGTTTATTAGTTCTTGTCCCAGAAAAAGAAAGCATTATGCTCTTTTCTGGCACGATATATCTACATCAGAAACTGGTTTCTAACTGATCTGTTCTAATAAGAAACTCAGTTCCTGTTGTATACGTTGTAAATATGTGTGGCTCTTATGCAAAGGAATACATTTTTTACATTCCAGCAAGACCCTGCATAAGTTCCATAACAACTAAGTACAAAAGGATCACAGTGATCAAAGTGAAAAATGTTACCTGGATAAAAGCAGACTCTCTTTTGATCCGATCTTTCACTTTCATTCTGTGTACGAAGTTGTTTGTATCAATCTGTTTTGAAATATCTTCCAACATATCTGCAGATCGTCCTGTATGTAACGCCTGTTTGATTACGACAGAGAGGTTATCAATCTGTTCGTTACAAAATCTGGCATTAAATTGATCTACAGCTTCATCGATTGTCACTCTGCTTGCTAAAATGTTGTTATTCATTTCGTTTAAAGCTTGTTTCAGTCGTCCGTTTTCGATATTTCTCTGACATTCGATCAAAGAGTCTGTCACATAAACACCAGCTCTCGCATGAATCTTCAAAGTTGTGTAAATTGTTTGGATATCTGTCATCATTTTGTCATTATCCTGGCGGTTACTGATCCGGATAAAGATATCTGGAGCAATAAAACCAAGGATAAGACCGATCGTGATTCCTATAATTTTCGGGATCCATTCATTCGGTGCAGCCATGAATCCAAGAAGTCCGAATCCTCCTGCGCATGCAAGTTTTGCTGATACAAAAGCTGACGGATCCATATTATAGTCACGAAACATATACATAACACCGTATTTTGACATATCTGCGGTGATCTTATCTGCATTCAGATAGATACTGTTACTCTTTCCGAGCGCAAGATTAATGGTTCCTTTTGCCATAACCGAAATCTTGTTCTTTTTATCAAAAATAACGGAAACCGCTGTGTAGGCTTCGATCATAATGAATACGATCAGAATCCACTTAATGATAGTGATAATAAGTTGTGCGTTATTCATCTTCTAATGCTCCTTTCGCCTACTCTTCATTTCGTACTGCTCTGTAAATTCCAATCAACAAGATAATCGCCATACCGGTAACCGAAGCCAATCCGATATTTGTCTTGAAAACGTAATACCAGACATCAATGTCTGGAAGCATTCCTTTCATCATATAGATGATCAAAACTCCGATAACTCCCATGACGATCATCTCAATCAGGTTATTCTGTTTAATCTCTCTTGTTTCTTTTCGGAATGCGATATATTGTTCCACACTGATGTTTGTCTCATTGATAACACTTTCGTAATCTTCGTTATGAGTGCTGCAGACACGAAGTGCATCAAAGATTTCTTTCAGTTTCTTGTAGTTGGTTCTGTCTGTTAGATTCTGTAATGCTCCAGATACGTTTCCGGTTGTTCTGATTTCATAGAAACAGCGTTCTACTGAGATCTTTAATGGACCGGAAATATATGGAATCGTTCGTCCAAGGATTTCTCCAATTGATCCGCCCATATGACTGTTATTCTTAAGAAGGTTCACAAATTTAATCGTTTCTGCTTCTATACGTGCTGTATTTACAGAAATCAGACTTTCGAGTGCAAATACAATAATAAGAATCAACAAAAGTCCAGTAGCAAGTGTTCCAATTGGTGGAAAATTAAGTAATGCCATTGTGATAACAACAAGTCCGATACCAAGTGTACAGGATAACAAAAACGTTTCCGGCTGTAATTCTGGGAACTTATCTTTAAGTCCACTATCAATCAACTTCTGATTGAGTTTTAACATCTTATCTTTGGACTCAAACCGTCCATTCATTTCGAATTGCTTCCTATATTCTTCTTCACGTAGCCGTTCCTGTTCTTTCGCATCCGCACGCACTTTTGCAATGAATTTCTGCATGACGTTGTGATCGTTCCAGTACTTTGTCAGACTAAGAACAAACACAATCAGTGCTACAAATACGAGAACATTTAACAATAAGACATACGGTTGTTCGGAATGATACAGGTTTATAATCATGTCTTTTATAAGTTCAAACATATTTCTATTCCTTTCTTTATGTTTCTAAAAAGGTGGACAGGATAAAAGGATTAAGGTCAGGAAAGGATCAAGGATCAACCAGAATATACTGGTTTTTCTCATCCTTATCCTCATCCTTATCCTCAAAAATCCTCATCCTAATTCTCTCTCGGATCTTTGAAGAATTCTCCACGTTTATATACCGGTCTGTATACAAGATCATGTGTCTCTTCACTGTATCCAACAACCTCAGAAATCTCTTCAATGCGGTAGTCTTTCATAAAGATAACGAAACGCATGTAATGCAGCATTCTTAAAATATCTTCACGAGCATAATCTGTTTCGTATTTTACATAGTCTGCTAACTTATTCATGGCTTCTGTTGAGCTAACGCCGTGCACAGAGGACCAGCATTTGTGTCCGGTATATGCAGCGTTCATAAAGTAAGCAGCCTCTCCACCTTTGATCTCACTGATGATGAAATAATCAAGGTCTGTCAGTAATCCATTGATTGCAAGATCTTTCAATGTGTATTTGATCTTGGATTCGCCTCTGTTCTGGATTACATGCTGATACATCATATCAGGGTGATCTGAGAACAGTTCGTCGGACTCCTGAATAACAGCTCCAGAGCAATATTCTGGAATTACATCCAGCATTCCATTCATCAATGTTGTTTTTCCGGATGCACCTTTGCCGGTAAACTCAATACCAGAGGATTCTTCTGCCATCCAGATCAGAAATGGGATCAACTCTTCTGGAAACATAGGGTATGGATTTCCGTCAATATCCACATTATGAGCCAAATCATAGAGCGATTTCTTATGTTTTGGGATCTTACGGATATGTACGACTGGTTTCTTGTTACAGTTGATAATTGAACTCGTTAAGTTGAAACGAAGTCTGAATTTATCATTGCTGTCAATGTCAGTAAAAATCTGAATCGCATCCAGATCAGATAAGTTAACCTTATTACGGGAACAAACAATGTCTACGAAACGTCTGTAGTCGTTTGCATCACGAAATTTTACGTTCCCGGAGAATCGTTTACCAAACATTTTGATGCGGACATTATTCTCGTCATAAATCTTGATATCTGAAATATTATCATCGTTAATTAAGTCCTCGATTACGTAATAGCCCCAGATGTATTTCTCCAGCTTCTCAAGTTCGTCTTCGATTGTTTCATTTTCTAATCCAATATCTTCAAAGTAAGCTCTCATTTCTGTAAACAGCTTTTCTTTTGACATCGTTCCTCTTTGGATATTTGCAAGATAATTTCGTTCCGGAGCTGTCATGTAATCTAATGCGTCAAAGAAAATCTCATCATCTTCTTCGACAACATTGTTTTCCATTTCCTGGTCGAGTTTTTCGTCTGCAAACTGGTCAGATTCTTGCAATTCGGTATCCATAGAACCGTTCACTGTATCATTCAGTTCCATATCGTTTGAAACTGGTTCGTTTGTCTTTTTCTTAAATAAACCCATGTTCGTTTTCCTTTCTATAAGTAATTCGCAGTATTAAAATCCTGCTATAAAGTAAATATGGATGAGTAAATTACAAAGGAATACATTTTAAGGAAAAGGAAAAATTAAGGAAAAGAAAGAGGAAGAGGATAAGAGGAAGTTTGTCAGATTAATACTTTCAAAGATGAGGGTAACATTGATGGAACGGTGTTCAAATCTTCTATTATAAATAGAAGATAACCCTCACCCGAGTGAACGAGTAAGGGTTTTAAACTTCACAGTACAAACACAGCAAAACACTGTGTTAAACTTTATTACAGAGACTGGTTTCCAATGCCCAGGTATACGCAACCCGGAAATAACCAGGGTCTATAACAATCATAATGATGTTAGTAATGTCATGTGCGGTATACGCTACCTGGAAATAACCATGGTTTTCTTTTGTTGTTATCCTAAATATGGGTGACCAATTTACAAAGAAATACTTTCTAAGGATGAGGAAGAGGATAAGGATGAGGATAAGGAAAGTCAGAGTAACATTCTGAAAAAGTATGGAAACAGAAAAACAGCCCACCCACATATACGTGAACAAGACTGTTTTCCAAATGATTACTGCATGAGCTGTTCTAGGTCCGCCATAATAGCATCCTTTGCCTGGTTTGAATATCTTCGAACTGATGCTTCTGAGATGCCAAGTGCGTCGGCGGTTTTTGGTCCAGACCATTTGTAAACAACATGGCTGACATAACATTTTCTCTGTCTTTCGGATAACTTTGCGAGACGTTCTTTGACTGTGTTCACAATCGTTTCGTCAACAAAAGCGTTACCTACATCCTGTGAACTGTAATCGACGTCTGCATAAGAGATATCCCCAAGATTTGTGAACCAGGCTCTGAGTGTAGAAAGATCTTTTTTCATTTCATTCAGCACTTTACCAAGTGTCGTTGGGTTATCTTCGTCTTCGGATGCGTATCGTTTGTTAATCGCATTCAGATCCATAGAAGCGATAATTTCATCATCCGACTTATCGATGTCAGCTTTGCTTACAGAATTGGACAAGAACCATGTGTAAACACTCATGTTGCGCTTAAATGTTGATACACTCTCTCCGATACTTGGATGTGTCTCGTAAGCGTAAGAGTAGAAAACTTTCATCCATTCACCTTTGAATACACCGGATCTTATGTATTTCCGTACATAAGCCTTCACGGATGTATCAGCTGCGTCATTTCCCAAACGTGTACGAACATCGTAACCTTCTGATGGCATACAAACCTGTTTTGCAACCGTAAATGATAACAAAGTCATGATATAATTATAATCCATGTTTTCATATACATCAGCAAACATCTTGCCTCCATATGTTTTCCAGACGTTATCGAGTTGTTCGGACACGCACATCCGGAACCAATCCATTCTTGATAAAGCTTCTACTGCTGAGTTATCACCTTTCTGACCTGCCTCAACAACATTAAAAATACTGTTCATTTTGTATCCTCCTTGTATTTGTTGTATGTTTTGATATCTTAAATATGGGCTGCACAAGTGTCGGATACCTTCATAGGCAAACAAAAAGAGCCTACCTTAATGGCAGACTCAATTCGTTTTTCGATTTTAGAGAGAAGCTTTAATACTTGTCTCAAAAGACTGATTACCGTTCTTCTCTTTTGTAATCGTAACCAGCTTTCCTTCGCTGTTTACGCCTGTAATGCTTTCACAGTTTTCAGTAGCAACCAATACAGAAGCGACCTTATATGACTCTGTAATCGAATCATAAATTCTGGAAGCTAAAAAAGAAGTGATGTTAGCAGCCGTAATATCAGCTTCGGCTTCTTCTTTTTCTACAACGACTGTAACCGGAATCGAGATAAAGCGGTTTGTGTTGACAATTCCGTTTTCGTCGATACTGCTAACTTCTTTTTTGACACCTTCTAAGGCTTTGTCATAAAAGATCTGTGACAGCATTTTCTCTTCCATGTTTGCAACTACACGCTGCACCATGTATGCCATCTCATCTCTTGTTACGATTACAGTTGCTTTCACTTTTTTAGATACATTACTCATTATTGTTTCCTCCTTGAATGAATCATTTGTTTTGATACCTTAAATATGGGTTCTATTGATTGCAAACAAAAAGGGATAAGATATTGAGTCTTAGGTTTTAGGTTTAGCTGTTAAATCTTAGGTTTTAAGTTCCGAAAATCTGTATAATATATTTCGATTGCTTCCTTGAAACCTCTTGTTAGTATTCTATAACAACACTAGTGCAAGTTTTGATACCACACCTTGCGGTGTACAGTTCACTCGAAACAAGTTCTCGTGATACTAAACTAAGAATATAGTTGTATCGGTTTCGAATAATGCAGAACATACTTCGATTACCACCTTGGAGCCATTCATTTTCCAACCTTCTGCCTCCGCACATATTTAGAATGAGAAAAACCAAAAGACACAATACAAGGAGAACAAGGAGGAATTAAAATGAAGAAGTTATTGAAAGTAGGTTTGGACTGGGACGATACCTTATGTCCATTCGTAACAAATGCAATTACCCTTTGTAACATGGAAAACGGAACTGAGTTTACGTTAGATGATATTACAGAATGGGGGAACAAATCACCGGCAACCAAAATGGTATTCCCTTACTATTCTGATATCCGGACTTATCAGATGCAGAAAGTGCCAGAGATTTCAAAACAGTTTGTCTCAAAATTGATGGAGATCGCAGATGTTTATATCGTAACTGCTGTCAGTCCACAGTTCATGGGTGTCCGTGCAGATCAGATTGCAAAAGAGTTCCCAGACTTTCCAGAGGATCACATTTTAATGGGTGCTGCAAAGAATCTCATTAAATTGGATATTCTTTTAGATGATGCACCACACAATATCTTGAAAGCGTCTGCTACTTATCCAGTGTTGATCCGCAGACCATGGAACCGTAATCTTTCCGGTGTCCTTTCTGTTAATACTATTGATGAATTTCTGATTCTTGTTAACCAGATCATGCATCAGATGACAGACACAAAGGAAATCGAAGAACCATGCGTATATGCAATCGTTGGTCCATCTGGAGCTGGCAAACATCTTTTAGCGGAAGATCTTATTGCTGATCAGGTTGATGATTCCAAAAACGGAGTAATCATTCACAAGAACAGAGAGTTTGTGTACTCTGTTGAGCTTGACAAACCTGATGTAAAAAGACCTGAGAATTCAATCACAGATACTACCTATGCTGGGCGTCGGTATACTTTGGATGCAGATGAGATTAAAAAGAAATTGGACGCCGGAACATCCGTAGTCGTAATCGTTGATATCAGCGGAGCAATTGCTTTAAAACGTGAGTTTCCGACTGTTATCATTTTCTGCAGACAAAGCCGGGAAGAAATGATTAAGAACGTTCTGTTAGATTTCAGAGAAGGTGATGCTACATACGAACAGGCAACCATGCAGCTGCTGTCAATGGAGCAGGAACTGAAGAACGAATCATTGTGCGATTTCTCAGTGCGTTCTGATGATTTGGATTCAATTCTTGAATTAATCAAGAAATTATAAACAAAATGAAAAAGACAGCCACTATGCAAATAGCAGTTGTCTTTTTCTTTGTTACGGTTTTGCTAACCAAGGATCTGGAACATAAATCTACAACCCTGATCGTATACAGGTTTTACGTGTCGATAGACGCACTTTTCAATAGCTTTAGGTGCTTTTGAAAAACCCATTGTTTCATAATGAGTCATCAGTTTATCGTTTGGCAGTGCGTAGATGTATAAAATTTCAGCACCAATACCTTCTCTGATCTGCATTACGATAGGGATTATGAATCGTTCGAATATATAACTTCCAAGTTTTGGAATCACTTCGTTTGCATTCCTGTAACTTTCGTTAATAGCAAAGTTTGCAAGTTCAATTCCCGTACGAGCATCAAATCCCTTTAAGAAACCACGGCTTACCGTTATCAATCCAGTTCTTAATGTAAAATAAGCGACAAGATCACCAGATATTACATCTTTAACAAGATATGTTCTTGCACATCCATCCGTTTCATCTTTGTAAGCATACTTTTGTAAATAAATTTGCAAACCTTTTCCTTCCGGTTTCGTTTCAAAAGTTTCTAACTTTGATAAATCGGCTTTCTGCAAATGAGTTACTTCATAAAGATCAGTTCTAAGTATATCCAATTCTACCATTTGCCTCCACTGGATATGATTTTATCTCTTTTTGCAAGCATGTATGCTTCGAATTCGTCTGCTTCTTTTTTGAGAGCCGTTCTGTCAGGAACAACTGCGGATTCAAACATATCGTTGATCTTATTTGCTTTTGCCCTTGATAGCCATTTCCCATGCCATGGTTTCACTTTTTTTGTTTTCATAGTTGCTACCATATCCTTTCTCCTTTCTCTATTTTTATCTATATAAAACTAGAGAAAGCTGTTAGCAATCCCTAGTGTTGTTGTCTCCAGGGATTACTCATCTCCTTGTATAAAAACTATATTAGTTTATGTTATAAATATGGTCTCTATACTTGTTTTCTATCTTTAATATTATTCTATTTCGATTCCATTCAAAAGTCAAATCGTTTCCAAATAGAGAAAACACCAGACTTCTGATGCCTAGTGTTCTCTTTTTCTGTTTACTATTGCTGTTCCCATATCATTTTACAAAATGTATGGTAAACATCCAAGGTTGCCAATACGTCGACAATCGCACTGTGTGCACCATCTGCATACTGCGCCTTGATCTTCTCGCTTGCAAGATTTCTAACGGCTGTTTCCAGTTTGTCGTTCTCTGCATCCGGGCACAGAACTTTGTGGATTTTACATGTATCAATCACTTTTGCCGGATCGATCTCAACGCCAATGTTATTCATCATACGGATATCGAAATTTACATTGTGTCCAATAATGTAGTCAGCATGATCAAATAATGACTGCCAGATCGGGGCTAATGTAACTACAGTCGGACTATTGTCTACCATTTCAGGTGTGATGTGATTGACTGCCATCGCCTTGTCCCACGCAAAATGTGTTAACGGCTTTACATACTGATCATATGTATGTCCATGGTTGTCAGCTGCAGACATCTGCAATATCTCGTCTGTGTTATAAAATCCTGTTGTTTCTACATCAAAAACAACAATCTCTTTTGTAGCCCATTCTTCCGGCGTCACAATATAGCACTGTTTTTTCTTTCGAAGCGTAGAAACAACGTCCATTTCCTGTTTCTTACTTTTTGACTTCTCTTTTGACGGAGTGCTATTATACGACGCCAATTCTTCCGGCGTCATTGGTCTTACATCCTCCGTAATGTAATAACCGTATCCCTGTGTGTGACTCATCTGATACATACGAAGAGTTGTTCCATCCTTCGGACACATTCCTTCGCACATCCACTGGCGAAGCGTCTTTGCGTCTTTTGGTTTCTTAGTAAATTTACCATCGACTGGACGGTTCACCTCTCTCTCGTTCTCGATTCTTTCTTTCAATGTCATAAGAGTGTCTCCTTTCTTTTTGTGTAATTGATTCCATTTTAAATATGTGCGGAGACTACATTGGTAAAACTCCTACTACCTTCTCGTTCTTTGTTACGACATATAATTGGTCACGTTCTAAGCCATAAACAAGAGAGTCCGATTCGATCGTCGGCGCTTCTTCCAGTTTCAATTTCAATTTGCTCGATCTTTGAGGAACTAATTTCGTACTCATACTGGTATTATTGATATATTTTAATAACTGCATAGCCGAGCACATTCCCAGAAAACGACCAGATTGCCGACAAAGCACTGGGACTCGATCTTTTACAGTACACGCAAACACTTCCACCGCTTCGGATGCTCGCATATCATCAAACAAGTGAGGGTATTTCCGAATTGGAATCATACCGTCTTTCGCGGTCCCTTGTGTTAATTTCACGTTATTGATGACTTGTTGTAAAAACTCATACTGATCCCGGCTGATCTTTACAAAATCTGGATCAGATTCGTGTTGAATATAGTTTCGGTTTAGTCTGATGATCTGCAACTTATTACTTACTTGTTGTGACTGCGTACTCTCATATGTATACGGATTCGAATTCATAGTATCTCGTAAAACTGTTTCGTATTCTTTGTACAAATTAATGAATTCTGACGTTGGTATAATCTCTTGTGTTTTCCTTGTCATAATAAATTCTCCTTATCTGTTTTTCGTTGTCTTAAATATGCGTCTCCAGGAAACAAAGAAAGACCAACTGTTTCCAGTCAGTCTTCTTCTTCCTGTTATCAAGCACTCGCGGATCTAAAGATCCGAGTGTGCTTGCTTTGGAGAGTTAGGTTTAAATAGCGAAGCTAAAACTTCGAAGTTTGAACCGAATCTCTCCTTATCTGTTAATGTATTCGTATTCGTATGCGTTTGTTGGTCTGTTTGGAAATCCTGCAAGCATATCATTATACGCCGCTGTGTTTAAAAACCTTGCATAGAATTCAGCAGCGCTCATTTGCGCATACGGAGCAATGTATCCTGTATTTGTTTCAGATGCATTGTTTAACGTATATCGCCACCATGCATGTCCGCCAGCATGCGAATTGATAACAGATTCTGAGCATCCGCTATAGAATACAGTATGGATACTATATCCTTGATGAGGACACAAGGAATAAGTTCTCTGTTCTCCAGAGACATCACGGATTATAGCATTTTGTGATACATATACATTAGAAAGTGCACTGTTTCTGGTTGGGTCATTTGTGTTTCCGAGTGCGGATTTATTATGTACAACCATTCCTTCTGTAAGGTCTGTTACATTATCAGGAATCAACAAATTCCTTAATCCGACACAGTTATAGAATGCATATTTTTGTATCTTTCTTACTTTGTTTCCGATGTATACGTTTTCTAATGACAAGCAATTCTCGAAACAACCATCAGGAATGATAGACAGTTCGCCGCCGAAATAACAGGACTTCAAATTTACACAGCCAGCAAAAGCGCCGTTCGATAATGTATAAATTCCAGGTCGTTCCACATCTATACTGGTTCCGATTGTTACCGTTGCCGTCTTTCCTGATACATACATATATTTGAGTACCGTATTAGGGGCGGCTGGATTGTTCGTTCCTCCATAAGTCCAACTTAACCCGGTGACTGCAAACTTTTCTCCATTTACCCAGTAATAATCAGGGATTACAAGATACTCCAAAGAACGTCCTTTATTTGTAAGACCTGTGATTGTAATCGTCTTTTCATTATAGTTGATGTTATAAGTAAAGATCTGCAATGGAGTTTCAACTGTTGTGTCGTGATCGTAATATGCATACAGTTTTGTTATATGTCCGGATACGTAGTCTGTTGGCGAAACTTTAGTCTTAATATTATTCCTCTCTGTCGTCCAACACACAAATGTATCCGATTTATTGTACACGTGCACATCTTTCGCTGTTGGTAATCTATTACCATACTGTGTATTCAAAAATGATTCGATCTTCGTAGCGCTTCCGGTACCATATGTATTGTAATCCAATGTAACGGTAACCGCTTGTTTTCCAAACAATTGATATCTCGCATAAGCGGCTTCATGCTCAGAGTCCTCTTTTACGGTTACGAGCAGATCGATTTTAGGGTCACAGGATGCAGCATTCCAGTCTACGGTAATCCGATTCCCATTTATTGTGGCGCCAGTACCTTCTGTTTTACTTAGGATCTGCATCTGATAGACGCCAACATTTTCGGAGTCAAGTGCACGCGAAGCCAAAGCTTTGTGGTGTGCTTGATTGACGTCTCTTGATTCTTGTGAAACTAATGTTTCACGATTTGAACCAAGAGACACGATATCAGATATATCGATCACGACTGTCCCGGAATCATTGATCGAGACATTCCCAAGCGATGTTACATATTGATTCAAAATACACTGATTTGTATTCTTAACGTTTGCCTTCCATCCAAGGAAATCCGCCAATTTCTTTGTGTCCGGGATTGCAAACATTGTCGAAGACGAGTTATTTATACCATCTTTGTATGCGATCGTACGCGATGTTATATACTGATTCTTAGACAGTTTCTGACTGATATAATAACTATGAGTACTATTATTCATGGCTCCTTGATCGGCACCATTCCCGTTATAAGAAACATAATAAGTAATCGGAGTCCAATGCGCATACAATGTCATATTTCCTTTATATTGATACTTATACGTAACAATTCCATTCACAATTTCTGTTGTCCAATATTTATTACCAGTGACAATAGCTCCATTTGCTGGATTATAAACAAGGTTGCCTCCAGTTGCACTGTCATACCATCCTGCAAACGTGAATCCGGTTCTAGCTGGTGTATAAGTAAAGGAGTTCCAGTATTTATTCCATTCACAGTCGATCATATTTCCATAATAGAGACCGGGACTGTTTAAGATAACAGGTGTATTTGTTCCATCATTTAGGTCCATAATAGCCTTGTATCCAGTGCCGTTGCTATTTCTTGTCCAGTTTGCTTTTAATGACATACTTCCGGGCGCACTCTTTATGAATGTGCATGATGTTCCATTATTCGTATACGAAACGCCAGCGCCCTCAACGGTCCACCCAGAAAAAGAATATCCAGATCTTACAGGATTTGCAATTGTAAATGTTTTGCTGTGACAAGTCATCTTTACGTAGGCTTGTTTCGCAATATGTGCAGAATATTCAGCATCAAAACCTAATACATAGTTTTGTCCTGGTGATCCGCTCGCGCATGCATTGGATCCAGCTCCTCCGTACGAACCATTTTTGTATCCACCGCCTGCACCACGACCATATTGGTTCGTCCATAGTCCGGATCCACCAGAAAAAGAGCCACCGTACATGGCACACCAATTCTTATCAAAATCAATGCTGTTGCACTCCCAAGTATGATCTGTATCATCCATATATGTATTAATTCCGTTCAAAACTCCAGAACCCTGATATGTCGTTGGCAATTTTGCATAAGCAAATTGGTAAACGGTCCCAGCTCCACCGCCTGCTGCATATATTGCATGATTTGCAAATGTAACAGAGGAACAATTTCCGCCATCACCAAAAACAGACTGGTACCAATCAATAATACTAGTTCCGTTCCATGTATCAGTTCCTACGCCACCAAATTGATGATCACCTGTCACACTCGTAAACTGAGCTAGTGCAGGTTTGGTCATATCATGTGAATCTGCGCCTTTTGTAAAAGTCATAACCGTTCCATTATTAATCGTGATCGGTTTTGAAACAATTCTTGTTCCGTTTCCGCCATAAGCAGTACCGACACCCGTCATTGTAGCGTTTCCGCCTTTACCACCCTGTACATCAAATGAATAAGTACCTGTAAAATCTATAGTTTGTGTACTTGTGTCAAATGATTTTGTTTCTCCAATTGCAATCATATTACCAAGTGATTTTGATACACTTGATGTAATACTTGATCCGTCAATCTGTGTTGCAATACCTCCGTTTGGATTAATTGTTACTGATTCTGTTGTTGCAGCCTATGCTGTCGTTGTCGGAAATAAGGCTAATGAAGTAAGTAGCACCGTTTGACATAACAGGGCAGTTATAAAGCGTCTTGTGTTCAACCGTGCTACCCCCCCCCGAAAATTTACGAAACATATGCATCCTCCGTTTGTTCGATTTCATAATCACTGAATTTAATATTTAACATCTTAGCAACCTTTTTGATCAGTTTCTTATCTACTGTTTTTCCAGCTGCATCGTAATAATCCAACCAGTCATAAAAATCCTTTGAATCGATCTTGAAAAGCCCGTATCGAAACAGGTTTTCTAACTCGTTTGCATGATTGTTCAGAAACGATATCATCTTTTGTCTTTCACTTTTACGCAAATGTTTCATTATAAGACTGAGAATCTCATTCCTTGTTCTGTTTCCTGGTGCATGCGGCGATTCGACTGCTTCCCGTATTTCGTTTTCTAATGATAGACTCCTGGAAAGACGATCATATACGGAGACAATAAACGAAAACTCATCATCCGGAAGCGAAATCAGGAATTCAAAAACATCATCTTTATCCGCCTCTAAAATATTAAGCACATAATCTGTGAATTCTTTCTGTCGGTCTGTCTTATATTTTAAGATTGATCTAATTGTTGCGACGCCAATAATCGACGCAGTTAAATACACAATCGCTTTGTTTTTCTTCATAGCTTAAAAGTCCTCCTCTTTTTCGACTCCACTTGCACAGCATTTCATACCAATAATTCCAAACAAAATCAGCACAGATGAAAAGGCAATTGGTATGACGTAAGATTCTATACCAATATTTCGATCTTTAATGTATTGACTTGGCTTTTCTGGATTAACCCATAACGTAATCGTAGATCCTTCTGGAACTGGATCTGATTTATACTGAAGAAGCGTAGCCTTAACTGAAGTATTACCATATGTGTATTCTACGATCTGGTTATATTCTGTTTTGCTCCCACCTTCGTGGTCTGACACGTATTCCTTTATATTTTCAATAACTACAGCTTCAACTGGTTCTGTACATACCTCTACATCGTGTTCCATTGCCGGAAACCCTGTGGAAATGAAAAATATGAACATAATGATTCCGATAATAGCGAACACGAGCCTTAATGCAAATCCTTTTGTATTTCTCATAAAATAATTCTCCTTATTCTCATTCGGTCTTGTTATCCTAAATATGCGCAAGCTTCAGACAAAGAAAAAGAGCCCTGAGATTTTTCTCAAAGCTCTGTTTCCTTTAGTTGATGATCGAAGAATGGAAGTCATCCATTATTGATCCCTCTCCAAGTTTAATATCAAAACTACCCATTGATGTTACAGTTTCCGTTGTAACGGATTCTGCTGATGTTTTAACAAGATATTTGTTTGCGGTAATCTTTGTATTGATCTGATTTACGATTCCCATATCAATGTGGTCTGGATTTTCTGGAAGCCCAATATAAACCGGAATCCAGAAATCGAATACATAACATCTTGCAAACTCTGTATTTTCGCCATCAGCGTCAATCGAAAACGCTTTACTGCTTGGGTTGTTTTCATCGGTGTATTCTGTTTTAAGAATTGTTTCTTGCAGTAATCTTGTCGTTCCGTCATCTGATAACTGCATTCCCTGATACATTCCGTTGGTAAGCAATGTTGCGTTATAAATCATACCTGGTTCATCATGAGCCACATCATATTCGCCACTCTTTACAATACAATCTGGCCATTCGAGGTTTAAGGTATCAACCCATCCGGTTGTATAAATGTAAAGGCGACCACGATAACCTGCTTTGAATAATACAGAATCATTCAAATCGTCATCCTGTGTTAATCTCTCTACTTTTGAATACACTTCCGGTTTCCGTTCAGATGTTGTCTTGATTCCGGACATTTCGTTTCCAGCCATATCGGTTGCGTGTACTTCATAAGTGAGGTTCATAACATTCGGAAACATATTGTTGATATTTAAAACCGTATTATAATTGTACGTATAAGCTCCGTTTAAACCGTCCGCAAGATCTATATCCTGTTTGTTTTCCGGATTATTGGTGTCATATACAGTCAACCAAACACGATTAAGTCCTGATACATCTCGTTTACCACCAGCAGCATCATCATTTTCGTCACTGAGATTGATAGATATCTTAGCTCCGTATGCGGCAGAGTTATAAACGTTCCAACATTCCCATGTTTTAGTACTATCTTTGTTTAAAGGATTGCTATAAGTACCAAGAGAAACAGAAACCGTTGCTGTCGGCGCCTTTGTATCGACCTTTAAATTCATTTTCTTCGTACTTGTTGAACCTGTTAGAGGTCTGCCATTGGACGCCCCTTCTTTGTCTGTAACCGTCAAATAAACACTAGTCGTTCCGTCTACACTGTATGGTTTAAATGTTGCATTATCCTGTGTGAGTGCTGGAACTGCAACGGAATATGTTTTTGTATCAAATACATCGTTACGTCCATTATCGACACGTGTGACAACAGCTTTTCCGATACCATCTCCAGAATCTGTAGCTTCTGCATATAATGTATATGGTGTGTTTACCCATGTTGATACCGTTGTGTCAGATGCTGATTTATCAGTAACAACATAAGAATTGGTTCCGTTTACTGCATACAGTTTTACGTTTTCTGGATTTAAGTTTTTCCATTTGGCTGTGATCGTAGAACCGCTTTTTGTAACTTTGATCGTCGTAATATTATTTGTATGCGATACTACGGAACTACCAGTGGAACATTCCCATCCGATAAATTCATAACCTTCTCTTGTTGGGTCTACCACAGTAAGTATCTTTTCATTACATTTCAGTTTCACATAAGGACTTCCAGTGTAAGAAGTATCAATCGTTGTTGCTACGACATTATTCGGTGTGAATACGTTATCTGCATCCCGGGATCCACATCCAGAATAACCAGGATAGATCGGACTGATCTTACTGTCAGGTCCTGTCGTGATCCATCCGGCGAACATATCTACCACAAAATTACCAACACTAGAGTTAAGTCCTTGTTTTACAGCAAGACCGGCAATTCGGTTTGCGTTAACATGTGGGCTTACAAAGTCATGATATCTCGTTGACATTGAGGTTGCCCCTGGATTGTAGAAAATATACCCAGGCGGCAATGTTGGAGTGATGTCAGCATGGTTTCCATTCTGAATTTCTTTGTAATATCCAAGTTGTGCTTGAGCGGCAAATTCAACAGCTCCAGGAGCTCCGCCACCTGCTACGATATAGTTGTTTCCTGATACCTGGATATAAGATGCGGTACCAACCTGTGAAGTTACTGTATAAGCACAGAATGAATGGTTGTGAGAACCATATAAACCTGCATCCTTTGTCGCTCCGCCTGCTCTACCAACAATTGCAGCAATCTCATCTTCGGAATAATAATACCATGTTTCATAGTTTTCAAAAGACTGATTACTGCCGTTTGATCCTAATTGGTATTTAATAGATGTTTTCGGAGCATATGAGATTGGTGCGCTTGTGATCGCTGAGCCATAACCACCAATAGCATTACCGAATCCAACATTTTTATCGTATGCAGAGATATCTCCACCCTTACCACCAGCAGCACTGAAGGAATAAGCTCCGGCATATCCGATTGTATCTGTATATTCGACACCAGCAGATGGTGCATACAGATAAATCGTATCGCCAACATTTACATGAAGTTTACCGGCTACCGTATTATTATCAAGTGCAAGTTGTCCGTATACTTTATTTGTGATACCATCAACCGTATTCGATGTATAAATTCCCTCACTAAATGATGTTTCGGTTGCGTGTGACATTCCACCTTCGGACCACACAACGTTTAACACGTCTGTTGATTTTGTTCCTCCGGTTTCTGTACATATCGCATTTGCTGTTTCTACTACATTCTGCGCTGGCATGTTAAATTCATATTGCTGTGTTGTTGATATATTCGTTCCAGTCCACTTTGACCATACAAATTTAGATGCGACATTAGCATTGATTTTAACTTTTTCTCCGTATTTGTATGTTCCACCACCAGTTACTTTTGTGATTCCTTCTCCCTTTTTAAGCGTCAATGTATAGGAGTTTCTCGTGTAATAGTAATCAATCACGGTAAGACCTAATGGGTCGACAGTCATTGTTTGTAATGCCGGTGCTGTAAATCCATCATAGTTTTTCGTTGCAGGTGTCACACTTGAACCAAGTGCTGCCGTTAATGTATCCGCTTCTTTAAATTTATAGGATCCATCTAATTGTTCCAAATAATGGTTTACTGTATAAGTCGTCGTATTTGGGATTGCGATTGTTGCGGTTCCGGAAATATTTCCAACCTTGTCGATTGTCGCAATATGCAGGTACCGAAGTACGGAACCATCCTGTGCAATCGTAATTTTAGTATCTGTTGTTCCTTTTCCGTTTGCCGTTGTTATTTTTGTATTCTTGTTTGTATCAAGAACATACAAATATTTTGCAACACCTGCTGTAACATTGATGTTATAACCTTTGGATGTCTTAAGCAAAGCTCCTGTTTTCTGACTGTAACTGTTTGCTCTCACATAATAATCAGTACCGTTATCACCAGTATCTTCAAAACTTATCACAAACTGATTATTAGTCCTGTCAATGATTTGTAAATTACTTGGTATATCCGGTGCGGCTTTATCTGTCGCCTTGATCGTGTGTGAAACATTCGGATTCAAAGTCTGGGTTGCAAATGTTACAGATGCAAAACCATTTGCATCATCTTTTGATCCATCTGCGTTATTATATTTATTATACGTAGAAGCTCCGCCATTAACGGTAGATCGTGGCATACTTGATAATGTTCCACCAATATATCCGGAACCACCTGCTCCGGCACCATTTGCTGATGGTCCTGTAACTCCGGCTCCACCGCCGATCCAGCCACCGCCGCCACCGGCACCGATTGAGTAAACACCAGCCTGATTACGATATGGTGCATTCGCTCCGTTTGCTCCTCGTCCGAAGGTTCCACCATTAACTCTTCCGCCACCGGTAGAACTATTTTCACCAGTACCACCACCGGCACCTGCTGCGCTGTTACCAGAAACACCGCCTGATCCACCGGCAACCATAATTACTTCACTTTGATATGAGGCGAAATTTGATAAAACACCTCGATTTGTTTTTGTTATGGATGTTGCTCCGCCACCGCCAGGAGCTGTACTTCCTGGAGATCCATATCCATCATACACTTTTCCACCACCACCGGAACCGCCGCCGTTATATCCACCAGCACCAGGATTTCCTCCTGTTGTTCTGTTGTCAATCCATTCACCAGGCTGTCCGTGACCACCAACACAGATATAAATTGTTTCTCCAGCATTCAGGTAAATATAACCAGTTGATGTACCACCAGCTCTACCTTCGTTTGTCGGCTGTCCATTGAACCAGTTACCTGGGTAAGCCCCACTCGTAACCAGATAATACTTCCATAGCTTCGTTCCACCTTCAGCACCAACAGCTTTTAACTGGTAAAATCCGGAAACAGGAGCTGTGTAAGACTGAATGCCACCAGAATAATAGAAGTTCGTTGTGGTTCCGCCTTCTATCTGTGTGATACTATCAGATGAAATATTCGAATAGTTAACACCATCGTATGATAACTGTAACTGAAATGTCTTCTCGATACTATCCTTCTGGCTGATGTTTACGAGAATTCCGCCTTCTCCATTATATAACAACGAATTGTATTTCGCTTCGACTGCAAGGTCGGCACTGTAAACGGCTTTGATGGTATCATCACCAAATCCAAATGTATATTTCATACCATTTAGTGTACCAAGCAACGTTTCATTGCTCTTTTCATACTCGACGAAAGTATACCCACTATAGCAGTTTGGAGTTGGTAACGAAATCGTTGTTCTATAAGTGCCGGAGTATGTTGTTTTTGCTAATGTTCCTCCATCTTTGACATCAATTGTAAGTGTATAAGAAGGATTTCCTTCGTACGTGATCTTACAACTACCGTTTCCAATGTGATTTGATAACCCTGTTGCGGCGCCACTTAATTTCGACGCAATATATCCGGAACCGCCACCACCGCCAATATAACCTGCATTTCCATAGGTTCCGCCATAATAGCCGCCACCACCAGCGCCGCCATATCCAAGTTTTCCATAAACCTGAACATTTGTATGTTGACTGACGATTGCAGTTTTATTACTATCCTGACCCTGTCCGAATGCGTATCCGGCTGTTTGTGTACCACCATTAGAATGCTCATTTTTAACTCCGGCAGCTCCTGTTCCGTTCAGTCCGCCTCCATTACCTGTTTGCGAACCACTAAAATCGAGCGTACCGGTGCCACCACCGCCGCCAGCAACTAAAAGAACAGAATCTTTCTTATTTTTAAATGCAGATAGGGTACCTAAGTTATCAAACGTAATTGATGTCGCTCCACCACCGGAACCAGTACCATAATAACCTGTACCACCGCCATTATAACCACCTGCTGCTGACGCAGAACTAGATGATATTGATCCTTGACCTCCGACAGCGATATAGATCGTTTGTCCCTTTACTAGGGTTACAGATCCTGCGGCATGACCACCATATCCACCTTTTGTTCCAATCCAATAGCCGCCCTTATCTGAACACCCACCACCGGATGCACCATAGGCATCAATTGTGTAAGTTCCAGTTTCTGGCGCTGTAAATTGCTGGATTCCTCCTGTATATGAAAATGACCATGTATTAACTGCGGCTTGTGCCGTCATCGAAGTATCTGTAATAACAGTCATGATTACAAAACACATTGCCAAGATCATAGATAATATTCTCTTCAACTCATGTTGTGTCTTAAACTTAGTCATTCGCATTTTTGTCTCCTTCTATTGTTTTGTATTCTGAATTCTTGTATTTGTCTCTATATTTTTATATGTAGAGATTGAGTAAAAACTCCGAAGCTTAAGCTTCGTAATACTCAACTCTCCAAATCAAGCACACCGCGAAGCTTTAGCTTCGTGTGTTCTTGATAAGGCTCAAAATCTAGGAAACTCGTCAAGGAATTTCCAAGTTCGATTATAAATATGGACAGCCAAATAACAAAGAAAAAGGGCTCTGAGATAATTCTCAAAGCTCTTTTTTGCTAATTGATGATCGAAGTATGGAAATCATCCATAATGGATCCTTCTCCAAGTCTCATATCAAATGTACCCATTGAAGTTACCGTTTCTGTTGTGACAGATTCTGCAGAACTACGAATTAAGTACTTATTTGCTATGATTTTCGTTGTAATCTGATTTATGATTCCCATGTCAATATGATCTGGATTTTCTGGAAGTCCAATATAAACCGGAACCCAGAAATCGAACACATAACATCTTGTGAACCCAGTGTTCTCTCCATCTGCTTCTACTGTGATCGTTTTACTGCTAGGATTGTTATCGTCTGTGTACTCTGACGTTAATACTGCCTCTTGCAGCATTCTCTCGAATGGATCACTGGAAGGCGTCATGTCCTGCGTCATACCATTGGTGATCAAAGTCGCATTATAGATCATACCTGGTTCATCATGAGCGACGTCATATTCTCCACTCTTTACAATACAATCCGGCCATTCGAGACTCAAAGTGTCAACCCATCCGGTTGTATAAATGTAAAGACGTCCGCGGAATCCAGCTTTAAACAATAATGGATCTCCAAGTTCATCGCTTGTTAGTTTTTCAACCTTCGAATACAGTTCTGGTTTTCGCTCTGTTGTTTTTGTAATCACAGGCGTTTCGTTTCCAGCAACATCCACAACATGGAGTTCATAACTTAGATTCATAACATTCGGAAACATGATATTCGTCTTCAAAATGTCTTCATAATCATAGGTATATACATTGTTTGATCCATCAACGACGAGTTCAATATCTGTTTTGTTGTCCGGATTGTCTGTATCAAACACAGTTAACCATGCATGACTGATTCCGGAAACATCTTGTTTACCACCAACAGCATACTCATTTTCGTCACTGATTGTAATGGTGACTTTTGCTCCGTATGCAACAGAATCGTAAACAGCCCAATCCTGCCAGTTTTTTGTGCTTACTGTATTTAGTGGGTTCTCATGTGTTCCAAGGGTAACAGACATTGTCGCTTTTGGTGCTGTGGTATCGACTTTTAAGTTCATCTTTTTCGTACTTACAGATCCATCCAAAATTCGGTCTGTTTTCGTTCCTTCTGTATCCGATACGGTCAAAAAGATACTTGTTGTTCCCTCTACACCGTAAGACTTAAAGGTTGCGTTTTCTTTTGTAAGTCTTGTTACTTTGCTGAAGGTTGTTCTGTCGAATACAGCATTACTATAGGCATCTGCTCTTGTCACAGTTGCATTTGCAATCCCATCTCCGATGTCTTCCGCCTGAGCCCACAAGGTATATGCCGTATCAGACCATTCAGACACACTAACGTCATTTGCCAGATCAGCAGACGTTACATAAATCCCGTTATCATTTTTCGCATACATCTTCACATTTGCCGGAATAAAGTTTTTCCAGTGTGCGTATAATGTCATATCACTTCCGTCTGTCTGGTTATCATTTAAGTGTGTGAAACGATCCGTACTATTGATCTTATTTCCACCGACTGGTTTATCATACCAACCTAAAAACTCATATCCATCCAACGCAATCTCTGGAAGTTCTCCATATAGGTCATCAAAGAATATCTTCTTATCTGATGTATCCCCAGTTGGAACTCCGATCGCATACCTTCCGGTCTCTGTGTGATCTAAGTTTGTATCAAAATGCAGCGTGTATTCAATGGCAGTCCATTTCGCATACAACGTTTCGTTTGCTTTTGCTGGAATATAAGTATCGTTTGCTTTTCCAATGTATTTTGTACATTCTGGGTCCTGATACCAGGCAATAAATTTGTATCCAGGCTTTTTACCTTCCGGAAGTGTAACTGATACCTGACTCCATTGTGCAATCATATCTACTTTGTTTCCCTGTATTGATGTTAAATTTGTTACCGTTTCTTCGTCATTATAATGTCTTGTTTCCGCATGTACTTCCGGCGGACCTTTCATTGTCACTAAAGCGATTAAAATGATCGACGTCAAAACAATCAGAAACGATTTCTGTTTTCTATAAATTGTATCCATCTTAATACCCTTTCTATACGTATTTCGTTATCTTTAAATATGGGTGCTTAGTGTACAGAGAAATATTTCGGAACAAGAAAAAGAGGAAACAACAATCTGATTTTCAAAATGTTGTTTCCTTTTCACCTGTTCCCTATACTCCGGTTCTCATTATTGTACGATCACATAATATGTAACCTTTGTGATTTCATATGTGTCATCCATTCCGGTTTGTAACGTAATTGTTGTCACTCCTGTTTTCTTTCCAGTAATTGTAATCAGGTCTCCATCGATCCTAACATCTGCAATCGATTCATCATCAACTGTATAAGTAATCGGAAGCCCGGCATCATTTCTTTCGATTTCAAATGTGGTGCTGCCAAGGTTTGTATTAGGTATCAAACAGCTTACGTACTGACTGAACCGTAAATCATTCGGAATTCTGATATTCGAATTCCATCCCTGGAACTCAAGATCACATTCATCAGAAGCGATTGGAATCATAACTGTAGATGACTTTTTATCACTATCTTCATATGCTAAAACTTGATGTCTTTCATATTGATTCTTTGATAACTGTTTTTCTGTATCATAAATATGAGTATCGTCTTTCATTGTTCCGGATGTCGCATCATTGCCATCATAAGACACCGGATACGTATTCTGTACCCAATGCGCATACAATATCATTGTATCATAATACTGGTAATTACCATTACGATCCCAATAGATCGAACCTGTTAATTTGGCACCGGTGTTTGGATTATATACGAGGTTTCCGCCGGATGCGCTGTCATACCAGCCAGCAAAAGTATACCCTGGTTTCGTTGGAATGTATGCAAACTCATTAAAACCTACATTTGCTTTTCCGCCATAAGGAATATTCACATTGCCTACTGTAATGCGTCTGTCTCGACCATTATTAAACTCAAGTTGGACGCCGTAATTTCCATTTCCCCATTTTGCATACAAAGTCTGATCGGCGTCAAAATAGGTTGTGTTTACGAGGATGTTACCAGATTCGTCAATCAACATTGTACCCGTTCCATTCGTACCCGTATAATAGCCTTCAAAATTCTTTCCTCTCACTTTCGGGTACTCAATGGTTGTGGTCATAATGCCTTTGCTGTCTTCGAAATATCTGTCATAATATTCCATCATATAAGGGTCTGCTGTGTCTTTGTTAACAAGACCAGTCATGCAGTAATCAAGGGTGATCTTATATTTCTTAAACGTCCATTCTGCATATAAGGTTGCGTCTGATGTATATTCACTGGCATCTATTGCAAACGTTCCATCCGCATTGATTACCGTTCGATTTCCAAGTTTGTAACCCTGGAATTCGTATCCATATTTTGTTGGTACCGCAATTTTTGTGATCGTTGTTCCGCGTGCTGTTTTTGTGTACCGACCTCCGGATACATAAGCGACGGTATCTCCATCGGTACATGCAGGCTGCAGGTCATCCTTTCCGTCACGGACTAAAGTCAAAGTGTATACATTGTCAGACCACTGAGCTACAAACGTTACATCTTTCTTAAACGAAGCCATGTCAACTGTTTCGCCTGCTGCGTACGTTCTGCTTGTATAAGAATCATCAAGTTCTGGGTCGTATACCAGTTTCCAGTACAGGAATGTCGCATTTGGTTTGGAAGCAGTTGGTAGTGTGATCAGTGTGGATCCGGAAAGATTTGGAGACATTACATCGGTTGCACCTTCTACGGATCCGTATTTGTACGCAAACCCATATTTGGTATACGCAGGGAAAATACCGAATGGACCTGAGTCAGTATAATATTTATCAACGTAATAATAATCGCCATTTTTATACAAATTTGAATAATAACTAGCTGCGCGCAAACTCATATACAATGTTGTGGCTGTTGATGTATCATAGGTATAATTAAGCGTTTGCCAACCTTTACCTATGTTACTTCTTGGAGTTCCTCCAGAAAAGCCACCCATAAAATACTTCTTACCGGTTGGTACATTATTCAAAACTCCTGTCCACCAATAATCGATTCCATTGCCACGATCTGTAGGTGTGGTTGAATTTGAAAACCAGCTAGTTCCACTCCATGATCCGTAGTCCATATAGTTTACAGAAGTATCAAAAGCATCTCCACTTTGGTCGAGTTTAGTTCCATTCGGAGACCCAGCGATTGCGTTTCCTTGTTCGTCTGCCTTCTGTAGCGTCCAAGTGTGATCCCAGCTTAGTGTTGTCTTCTTTGACGTCTCACTTGCAGTTCCACCATTGCCATCAAAAGAAGCTACATAGTTGATCGTATTAATATCCGGGTTTGGAATACCAATTTGTGTTCCAACCTGTTTTGTGATGATCGCTGGGTTATCTTCTGTATAGGTTGCTCCATTATAGGTCCATTTACCAAGAGTAGGTCTTACGTATAAGGTTGAAAGACCCGTAGCATCATATAGAGTTTCTATTGTAACCGTTGCTCCATTCATTCCTGGCTTAGCCAGTACTTCGCTTACTAATTGTGTTATATTTGTTGCGCTGTCATAAATCTGTGAACTGCCATCTGGCTTCACAACTGTAATACGTTTGTCTGAAGTAGCCTTGAAATTTGTGATTACCGGAGCATAAACGTCGCTATCTGTATAAGTCTGACCATACATTACCTGTTCACTTTTACCGGTAATTGATTTTGATGCATTCGTCCAGTTGTTAACGATATCCTGGTCGTCATACCATTTATCTGCAAGTGCTACCGTATGATATACATTAATGTTGTTAACGGTTGTCTGAATGCGGATTTCCGGAATATCTGTTTCTCCAACAATGTCTTCACCAACAGACCATTTCGCGTAAGTTGTTAATCCAAATGTCTCACCACTGACGGTTAGCGTTTTCTTCTTATCATCATAGGAAGATTCATTCGTAAACAATGCAGGCGTTCCATATTGTGCTGTGTTTCCGTAACTGTCTCCGCTTCCGCCATTTGTGCCCTGTCCATTTACGGATCTATATGCCCAGGTTCCAAGTTTATAGAGCTCAAATGACTGGATCAGTGATCTATGGGCACTATAATAATCGGAAGCGCTGAATCGTGGCAGATATTTTGCATTATTTCCGGAAACAAAAGTATTGAATCCGCTACCATTTCCGTTTGCATCAATTCGTGTAAAATATTGTGCAATCTGAGCTTCTGAAGGCGAATTAATACCAACAACATCTTTCATGAACTTCTTTACAGTACTATAACTTTCACCATCGTATTTTGCAATGACGCCGAGTCCGTTTGCAACCGTATAATTGCATCCGCCTGGGAAATACCAGATATCCATACTATCAGAGGATGCTATATTTCTGGTTGTAAGAGAGCTGCGTCGGATTGTAGCCGGATAAGGTGTAGAACCACTTGATTTATCCGGTTCCAGCCTGATATAAGTCTGTAATACATTTCGTTCTGTTAATGTTTCCGTTGTATTTCCGTTATTGTTGTAATCAGAACCATCAACAAAGGTAAGTTCATTGTAGTTTTGTAATACTTTATCACTCTGGAAGAAATCAACCCAGCTGTATTTAAACCCATCACCCTGCCACATTTTCACATACTGATTCTTTGTATTGTTGACAGCTTGCGGGATTTGACTTGCAGTGTACTTTTTACCAACTGGAACACTGTTTGTATGTGAATTCCAATATTCGTTTGCTTTTGATACGTTCCAGTTTGCAATTGTTCCGTTTTTATCAACACCTGCGAAATAGCCATATGGTCTCACATTAAAATCATATGCTTCTGCTGTTCCTGCTGCTCCGAAAAAGTTCGTATACCAGGAATGACCTTCTTCTAATGCTTCTCCCATGTCATAGTTTGAAAATGTAAACTGTAACATGAATGTAGAACTTCCGTTAGCATCGTTCTTTGCAGCAGATGCCGTACTTTTGGATACGTTTGTTTCGCCGCCTTTTTTAATGATACTAATAAAACTTGCAGCACCTGCTGAGACTGCTCTTGCTCCGGTTACACTTGGACTGTTGCTTGACTGAGCTGACGTCTTTCCGATTCGTATCACTTTCTTATTGGCGTCTCCTTTTACAACACTATCTGTTGTAAACCCAGACACAACAGAAGAAGAATTGAAATGGTTTACTTCATCAAAATTAGACATATAAGGTGCTGATATCGTAAACTTCGTAACGCCATGCATATCATTCAGGTAAAGGTAACCAACAGAGTTATCATACCACCACCAGGTGTTCGCGTTGGAGATGACCAAATCGTCTTTGTGTTCCTCGTATTGTTTCAGACAGTAATCAATAAACGGTGTTTTTATCTCTGCCATTTCTGTTAGATCGTCACCTAGTAATACATCTTCATCTGTGATTTCAAAAGAAGTTTCCTCTACATCGCTGTTTAATATCTGACTACGTTCTTTGATCTCTTTCATATCATCTTCTGATAATGATGAGAGAAACTCTCCTACGAATGCATAATGAGTATCCCTTAAATACAGGTCGAGATCATCATCACTTATATTCCTCCAATCAAGATCCATAATTCCTGGACCAAGATCTGTTTCCGTTTTTCCTTTCCACGTAACACCTTCTGTATGTGTGTGATCGAACATTCCGGATGCAAAAGCATAATCTGCTCTTTTATAGACATTATATGGGTTTACAATACCATATCCATAGTATTCATCCCAATCTGTATCATTTGGATTTTCAGCAGCAGAATTGATCAGCTCATCTGCATCTGCACCATCAATTCCCATAATATAAGCATACATGGAAGACATTCTGATTGCCGCGTTTGAGGTTCCGTCAACGCCATCATAGTTGCCATACGTTGCATAGTCGATCGTATCTCCATAATTGCTATATTCTGCAAACTCCCCATTGACATCTACAGATGAAACAACGATCGCTTCCGGAATATTTGATGGAGTTATTTTGGCTACGTCCATACTTCTGTTTCCGGCGGATACAATTACCTTGATACCAGCATCTGTAGCCTGCTTAATCGCATCCGTAAGCAGGAAGGAACTCTCAGATACTCTAGCATTCATACTGATATTAATGATATCAACATCCTTCTCGATCGCATACAAAATACCTGCATAAGTACTTGTGATCGTAGCGAATCCGTCTTTGTTTGCTACTTTGATTGGCATTATGTTTACGTTATCGTTTGTCATTGATGTAACGATTTCTGCCATTCTGGTACCATGTCCGTTATCATCTTCTGTATTTCCTTGCTCGTCATCTACTGTGTTGATTCCTTTTAGAATCCTGTTACTGTCTCCCGTATATCCGGTATCGAGGATTGCAATCGTAACCGGTTTTGTTGAAGCCATTTCAGTATCAGTGTCCATAACAATTGTATTATCTTCCCCGGCTTCTATGTCTTCGGTTACAATATCTCCGGAGATATCAAAAACAGCTTCATAGGAAACTGTCATATTACTGGAAATACATTCCGTATGCGCATAGTAGGCTGCTTTCTCACTGGAAAACATAACAGCCTGCATATTCTCTGACAAGGAGATAACGGAAAAGGTTATGTTTTCTTTGTCCGTATCGTTTTGGTCACTAATGACCTGGCTCACTGCAGCATTTCCAATTGAGGTTGCTGTTTCTTTATTTCCTTTTATAAGAATCGTTTTAAAATGAGCCTGTTTATCCTGTGACCAGCCATCTTCGTCATAAATAAGACTATGTAACTCATCAGCATCTAATTCTCCATGGGTACCATCATTTAAGAATGCGAACTGTTCGGCATCAAAGTTTTCGTACGCATCACGATCGTATCCGTTTAAAATATCCGAAGACAGGCGTGCAGACTCAGATGCCATACGTTTGATATTACTTAAATTACTGCTCGAATAAAAACACATTCCAGTGAGCAAAATAACAAACGCTCCGAGTGTTACTGCCTGTATCTTTTTAAATCCGTTTCGCATAATCTATCCTCCAAATTGTTAATTGAAATAACATTTTCGTTTGTTTTGTATACTAAATATGCGTTTCCAAATTGCAGACAAAAAAAACAGTCCTTTCATATCAGAAAGAACTGTTTCGCATGTAACAATTATGCATATATAATTTCGTCAATATTTTCTATCCTGTTGATGTCAAATCCTTTGCTTTCGAACTCTTTTTGTCTTTCGTATCCTAAAATTTGTCTAATATGCTGATAACCAACAGCTGCGTTATATACCGGAACCATACTTTTGTTACTAAATTGTCGAATCCAAGTATTCGAATCGACTTTCTTTGAACTAGTTCGTCCTAAATACTCTTTCAATTCAGACGTTGTTAAATCTAATGGCAGTAACAGAAAACATGCAATTACGTCTTCTGTTGTTGTATCTATATCTTGAGGAATCATGGTTGTATCATATATGCCTTCAAACATTGATTCTTCTCCTCTCAACAAATACTTTGCAATTACGCGAGCTATTGCGTATCTTTGTGTTTTTGCATCCAATAATTTGTTAACAACGATTGCCATTTTGCCTTGTTTTTCTTCAATTAACCGACTAAGGATGCCAGTTGTAGTGCATGATTCCTGGTTTTCAAAGTCCAAGTAATGCACTTCGAATCCAATATGAGACGCAATTGCTTCTATATCTATTGGAAATACAACTGATCGGTCACCATAAACTTTGCGAATTAAATTCATACAGTACTCTGAAAACTCGGAATATAATTCTGTTGTTGATGAGTTAGTCGGTATTTTTTATTATTAGTGATAATCGAATATTTATAGTAAAAACTTATAAAAAACTGACGAGTTTTTCGAATTGTGAACCTTATAATTGTTAAAATAAAATAATCCAGAAAGGAGGCATCACGAATGCAGATATACTCAACATATAGTGTCAAGATCAAGCATTACAATCATATTTTTAAAGATACGGTATCTGTATACCGTGGTGCTGTAGATTTTCTGATTACTGTATGTCTCAACGAATGGGATAATATCAGTAAAATCGACCAGAGCCAAAAACGTCAACAGTACGTGGAAAGACTCTGTCATAGAACTAATGGAAATCCAAACCCAGTGTATCACTTCGATAAAAAATTCTATAAGTTCCCGAATTATTTAAGACGTGGAGCGATAAACGAAGCAATTGGAAAAGTGTCTTCCTATAAGAGTAATCTTAAAAACTGGGAAGAGACGGACATAAAAGTGCATGGAAATAAACCTTCTTTCCCTAGAGCGGGATTTACTTATCCATGTATGTACCGGACTGATATGTACAAACAGACGGAACTTTACGAAGCAAAGATCAAGGTCTTTATCCGTAATACCTGGGACTGGATCACAGTAAAGCTCCGGAAATCAGACATGGATTATATTGAAAGACGGTGTGCAGGACGAAAGAAATGTGCTCCGACGCTTCAAAAACGTGGTCATGAATGGTTTCTGGATTTCCCATTTGAGGGAAGAGTTACCCTTTGTGACACTGCGGTAAAGGATCAGACCGTAGTTTCTGTAGACCTGGGAATCAATACTGCTGCAACGGTCTCTGTCATGTGTGCAGATGGCACTATTCTGGGAAGACATTTTTGTAAACTTCCGAAAGAAATAGACTCTCTGAGCCACAGCATTAACCGTATCAAGAAAGCACAACAGTATGGTAATTCCAGGACTCCAAGACTATGGGCGAGAACGAAAGGTATTAACCATGATATCTCAGTGAAAACTGTACAATTTATTATGGATGTCGCTGTCCTTTATAATGCAGATGTGATCGTATTTGAACATCTGGATAAACAGGGCAAAGTGAAGGGTTCTAAAAAGCAGAGACTGAAATTATGGAGAAGCCAGGAAGTACAGCGTATCGTGGCAGACAAAGCGCACAGGCTTGGAATGCATGTCAGTCATATTTGTGCATGGAATACATCCAGACTGGCTTTTGATGGCAGTGGATATGTTCTCCGAGGTAAATACGGTGGATTTAAGACTTATGAACTCTGCCGGTTTCAGAATGGAAAAATCTATAACTGTGACCTGTCTGCATCGTATAATATCGGAGCCCGGTATTTCATACGTGAGATTTTAAAATCCCTGGATGAGAGTTCAAGGTTGCTCATTGAGGCAAACGTTCCTCAATGCAGTAAGAGAAGCACCTGCACGTTTGCTACACTTATTAACCTGAATGCGGAACTCATGGCTTTGCCGTCATGAGATATACTGAGTTCAGGCTGTATCTGTAGAAACGCACTCCCCGTCTTCTAAAGAGACTACGTGTTTGAGACACTTATGGGGAAGTACGCGACTTTAGTCGTGTGAGGCTTCACTGCATTATTACACTTATTTGATTTGCTTTTGCTTGCATGTTGTTCTCCTATAATTTTTCTTTCCTATTCTTAGTTTAGTATGCAATACGTTTTAGTCGCCTATCCATTAGGATGCAGGAACAGGAACTTATATATGTTCGAAATTGATCGATATCCGCACTTCCGGTTCCATATGTGCATCCGGTCTCTGGCGCCGAACCATTTTGCATTGATCCGTTTTTTAGCGCCTTTACAAGACATTCCCCGTATATCTTTCCTTTCGATACCATACGATTACGCCCCCTTTTTTAATCTCAAGTCAAGTATTGTCCTGATATCGTATTTTGAATGTGTTTTCTTTTTGGTTTCCTTGATTCGGATGCCCATCTTTCTGGAATCATTAAGATTTACACTCTTTTTGCCACAGGTATCCATAAATTCCAAGAATGTTTTAGCATCAATATAATACGTTTCCTCAAAGTCTCTGAAATTGATCACGATTCCAGCAATCGCACCAGCATTAGATGCTTTTACCAGGTTTTCAATCTGCCTACGCTTAATTGGAGCATTCTTTGTTCCGAATCCAAGCGTTTTTTCTTTATGACTTTTTAATTCGAGAGCATACATCTGACCGTTTTCGCAAAGAATTATATCATAAGGGCTTTTAAGAGAGAATCGTTGTGTACTATGATTCACATCAAAACCAAGAGCAGCATCATGTAGTCTGCAAAAATACACACCTTCTGGAACGGATGCTTTAAAATCGTCTTCGAATACTTTTCCTACGTTCTTTGCCATAACTATAATTCCTCACTTTTCCGCTTCAAAATAAGCTGAACATGAGTTGGATTCTGCATCTGGATACCAAAATCGTTTTCCACCTGGTTGCTGATAAACTGATTCGTATACAGATTCTTGAAAACAATCTCATAATTTCCGTTCGAGATAATATCCATGAGACCATCAAGTGTCAATGGCAGATAGTTTTCGTGTAATTCTCGGTCCCAGTTCTCAACATACCGGTACTTCAACAGGAAATGATAGAGATGATAACTGGTTGTGATCTTACCGTATACGCGTTCGTAATCATCTTTTTGTGCTCTATAAGTTTCGTTATTGTTGAGTTTTACAAGATCAAAGATATTTGCAGCTGTGTTTTTCCCATCGACTGTAATCATATCCCGAACAACAATATACTGAAATCCAGAATCAAATACTGACTTCCAGAATAATTCCACTTGTTTTGGATCCATATAACTGTATACTTCATGAATGACGCTGCTTAAGTTTAGTATACAATGTTTCGGATCCGCTACATTGTCTAATGCTGGGTATTGTGATCTAATCCAGGTGGCGTTTGGATTACGAATCAAAAATAACTCTTTAAATGCCACCTCATTATCGATTCCAATCTGCTTCCAGTCGATCCCTAGTTGACGCATGGCTTGAAACAGACATCCGTCAGCGCAGCCAAAGTCAACGATTGTGTCGACTGCACCTGTCGGAATCTGATTTAAGAAAAACAACTTTTCTGCCATTGATCCTTCCATACGTAACGCATAGTTTTCTGTATTTTTGATTGCTGGTACTGTATTCATAGATTGATAGTCCTTTCTATTCGTATTTAATTCCAAGTGTTTTGTAATCTTCTTCTGTCAATAATCGTTTCTTGTTTTCCAACACCGGCATTTCTGGATGTCTCTTTTTACTGAGATGTTCTCGTGTCCTCAACGTTAACTTTCTTTTTATTTCCATAACAATTTTCCTCTCTTTAATCGAATTGTATTACTTTTTACTGCAAAAGGTTTAGAGCAGATCTTATATTAATAAGGCTCACAATCTGAAAAACTCGTCTTTTTGTTCAAACAGAATAACCGAAATTCCCGTCCTAATTCTTAAATATGTATAAGTATCTTGCAAACAAAAGAAGGCAGCCATAATAGCCACCCTCTTTCGTTTGCATTTGTTCTGTTTTCAGTCGCCTTCCATAGTCTAGTACCGTTCCTTTCTCTGGATCCGATCCAGTTTCTGACGTCTGTTATCAGTACGTGCTGGTTTTCCACCTGGTTTCTTCTTATAAGTTTTGCAGGTCTGGCACTGATGACGGAACGTTCCCTCTTTGCCTAAATCACAGTTTCCTTCACAAATGTAATGAATACACTGAATTTATCTAGTTTTTGCCATAATCGTTTCCTCCTTGCGTATGTTTATTGGTATTTTGATATCTTAAATATGGGTTATACGTAGATTAGTTATGTACTTTCTGCATACTGAACTGGTTTTCTGTAATGTTTCTTTACAAAATCATCAGGATTCTTGATGTATTTTAACAATAATTCAGGAATCAATGCCTTATCTTTATAGCAAATCCGGAGTAACGGATATCCGTGTTCCTCACACCAGGCGTCTTTTTCTTTGTCTCGTTCTCTTTGTTTCCGGATTGGGCATCCATCTCCGCAGCTAAAGCTACGGAGTTTTGCCAGCTCAATTATAAATATGCGCATGCCGGAAACAAACAAATAGAACACGCTCATTCATCCCATATTTATCGTATACAAATAAACAATCATAAAAGGAGACAAATCAGGTTACTGGTGCGCCTCCTTTTTTATTGTTTACAGGAACAATCACAAAAACATTTTTTTTAAGGAGGATTAACACCCATGATTAAGTTATTTAATTCCAAAACCACTTTTGAGGAGGCAGTAGAGATTAGCCGTACTGTTTCCGACCTGACCGAGCTCGATATGATTCAGATTGCTGCTCTTTTTGTTGCAGCAAGAAGTACAGGAAACGAAATCCTGGAAATGAAATGTCGTAACCGGTTAAACGAATACAGCCAGACAAAGTCAAATCTGAAGTACATCGTAAATCGTATGTACGGCAAATACGGAGTTGACGAATTGATGTACCTGTATCAGCAGTATTCGTACGATGAGATCTACGACATGATCAGCCCAATGGTTTCCGATCTTTGGAATGAACTGACATGGAAATTCGTTTCCGGTTATCTTGGTGACACAAGAGCAAACCGAAACAATTTCTTTTACGGTCGTTTCTTAAAGATCAGAATCAAAGGTCTGTACTGCAGATTGATTGGCGAACTTGCAAAAGAACGCTATCCAAAGTTAACATTCAGCATGTTGAGACAGTATGTGAAACTTCGGAAGCTGACAAGCTACCGGTTCATTATTTCTCGTCATACAAACAACGAGTTGAATCAGATCTTATTGGACGCTGAGACAGAAACCCTGTCAATGAAGCGTCTCAACCAGATGCGAGTTGCTTTTGGATACGAACCAGAGGTCGAAGAAATTCCGTTAAGAGAACAGCCTGCATGGAAAGCTGCTCACAGGAATGAAAGAGAATTCTGGAAGAAGACAAAGGCAGACAAGATCAATCAGAAAGAGCAAGACGGTTTTATTCTGTATCTGAAACGTGATTTCGATTTCACGGATGATGAACTTGCAAACCTTGTAAACTGGCTCATGATTGCCAGATATGAAGGTCGTGTTGGAGATGACATTCCTGTATGCGAATCACTCAAGAACAGATACAAAGGAAAGAAAGGTGGAAGAATAACAGAACCAAACTACATAAAAGAGATGCGTATCGAAATCCTTATGAACTGTGATACCGATTTCGTTTCCCCAGTGTTTATTCATACACTGGAATCCGGAATTGGCGGAAAAGTCAGAGGACAGATCAACGCACATCTCGCAGCCCTCGCAGCCTAAATTTTAGAAAACACTCATGGAAATTCTTTTTGGAGATCCTGTGGGTGTTTTTCTTTACTTGGGCTGCCTTTACCGAATTGTAAACTGAAATAAAAGAATGCACCTACTAGAATCCCATATGAGATAACTATAGATGCATTCGTTGCATACGTTTACAAAAGCTGATCTACATACTTTCCGAGATCTTTTTCTGCCTCGGTTTTCAGTGTGTAAAATCCGCTCATGTAATCCATTTTTGATGTCGATAACGCTTTGAATATGCATTCTGCCAAAATCTGGTTTGCATCTTCTTTGTATATATTCTGAATTTCATCAATGCCGTCATCGAAATACATCATCGCGACATTATTGAGGTAATTCAAACTATAGTTTGCGAGATCGATACCCGTTGCACAAGCTACATACTGGACTTCAAATGTTTTCATATCAAGCTGAGATCGAACTTCGCCGAATACGAATTTAGTATCTGAGTACTTCTTTCCTATAAATCCGGTTTTCTTGTCCTCTTTCTCCTGACAATTTACCTCTTCCTTACCCTTATCCTTTTCTTCAATCATTCGTTTCATGATTTCGTCCATCTTGATTCGCAACTGTTCTGCCTTTGCGAACGCTTTTGTGATGTTTTCTAAAGTATCTGCATTCGAAGAAAAGCCTGCATAAGTGTATGTTGCAATACCATATGCATCATAGAAAAACGTCAGATTAAGTTCGCTGCATTCGAATTTCACTCGTTTTGCATACATACCTTTGTACCATGCAGTTTTCGCAATCTCATCGCTGCTTGAGATCACTTCAAATTCATCGATTTCCTCTGTTAACCCGCACTCTTTGCACGCAAGACGCAAAGCTTTTTCCTGTAAGTTAACGACGTCATCATGAACCTGTTCTCTTTGTTCTAAATAATAATCTTCTGGTGTCATAATATTTCTCCTTTTCTGTGTTTTGTTTTGGATACTATAAATATGTGCCGGGAAAGATATCTGCAAAACAAAAATAATACCTGTGGGCACCCATTATGAGTATCCGCAGGTATTGTTCAATGATCATTAGCGATCGAGATCTTCGTCAGCGCATTCCAGGTCGCCCGTTATCAAACATTGCAAATCGTCCGTCCATACAACAAAACTTTGTGTAGAAGTCTGCATCTGTGCCGGATTTGGTCCCTGTAAATCAGAATCGATGTCGTCTGGATTCACTTCCATATTTTTCACGTCCTGGAAGTGCTGACTATGTTCTAATTCTTCGTTCGAATACAAAGCTGTCTCCAATCGATTTAATAATTCGGCTGATGTTATTTCTGGTATCTTAATCATGATAATTATTCCCCTTCTCAATTTGTTACCCTAAACATGTGTCGGAAAACAAAAACTTATTTCTAACTTTTCGCTACACCACAATTTGTAATCGATCTAATCATGCTGGATGGACACTGCCTGTGTTTCTCAAATTCTGGTTGCTCTCCATTCAATTCACTTTTGATATATTCCTGCATCGCTCTCAACGCTTCGTCTTCAGATGTATATTCTTCTTCGATCTCGTATGGATCAAGAGGAACTATATATGGAATCCATGAATCGGCGATCACATAATTAGCTTCTGAGCCAAAAATCTCTTTGACTTCCTCGATTCCACCAGGATAATACTGTTTCAAGATGTTATCGGTACGATCTATCGGAGCTCCACTGATATTGATATCATAATCAAAAATCCCATAAAGTTTCTGTACAGGATCCCCACCAAATCGATACCGAATCCCACAAACTCGAAACCTGGTTTCATCGATCTTTTTGAATATTACTTGCAGATTTGTTGGAGTCCAGGATGGATCAAGTGCTATATTCACTTCTCGTACGCTAAATTCTTTTATTTCCATAAAAACTGATCCTTTCTGTTCGCAACATGTTTTTGTTTCCGGTTGTTCTGATTTCTAACTTCCAGAGCCAACATAATTTACACGTGTTTTCGTTTGCTTATGATAAGGCTCAAAATATAGAAATCTCGTCACCGGAAACGAAACAGTTCTGATTCAATTTTGGCATACATGCAAAACAATTAACCGAGAATTCCAGCCCTACTTCTTAAAACCTGATCTTTCTTGCAACAATTGGATTTTTATCCAAAGTCGGACACAAAATAAGCTCATCTTCATGTGGCATAACACGTAGATCAATCATATAATTTAGTGAGGATTTGGCATCTTCTGTTGTAATTCCGGCTGCTTCTGTCAAAAATTCGATCGTTGGTTTATCATTGGTTCCTAAACATACGATTGCAATTGCATTACAAAGGACTGTATTATAGTCATCGGGATGCTGCATTATCAAATTCGTGATAGCCTGATAAATAAAATCAACACTCAATTTGAATCGACGTGCTTCAACACAAAACAATCTGGTATCATAAAAACAAAGACTTGCTTCATCCATAATCACTCTTGTCATCGGGGCTTTTTCGTCATACATCATTGTATACCGGTACACGAGTTCATCTAAAAAGATTGATTCGTAAACACTTTTTTCAAACCAGTCCGTTTCAACAAATAAAACAGTATTTGTTTTATGCATAAAGTCATGAACAAGAATTGAGAGATCGATTGTATCTCCTGGTAATAATTCGTTAAGTCTGACCATCAAACTCATAATCACAGATTCTCTGACAGTCGAAGACAGAGATCGAATTGATTCTGACCAATAAGCAGCATCTCCGTTGGTATCTCCAGATAATTTTTCAACAATGTTCTTGTGATTACATTTTTCAGGACGGTCAAGAAGTACCAAAATGATATCTAAAAGAGCTCTCTTTTCGGCTTCCAAAAAGAATTCATCTGTCTTTTCGTCATCAAAAAGAAATTTATGAGCATTAAACATTTTGTTTACGAATCGTTCCGCATCCGCACGGTCAGTAATCAAAGAGAAGTAATCGATTGGTCTTTTGCTTAAGTCAATCTCAAATGTTTTTCTTTCTGTCATACGTTCGATAATATCTTCGGCTTCTGATTTTCCCATATAAACAATACAATTACTATGATGATCTGCGGTCATAATATTTGGCTCGATATAACTGTATTTCTTACCGGAGCCCGCTGATCCGAGTACTAAGACATTCGTATTTGTTTCAGGGCTCAATGGAATCAATACATCTTTTCCGAGCTTTTTCGTTGGACCGCAATATCCACTCGGCAACTGATAGGTTTTAAACTCATAATTTGGTTTCTTAGGTGCACGTAATATATTTTGCTTTCCCTGATTTTTCTTTCTGCTAAATAAAATCATAATCTATATTCCTTTCTGTTTCGTTGTTCATTGTTTTTGTTATCCTAAATATGGATAACGAAAAAGCAAAGGAAACAGAAAACTGTGTTCAAAGGTTGAGATAATGGTTTGGTTATAGTTGAAAAAAACAGACGATGGGTTCCGAAAACTGCATAACATGTCATAATTACCATCTTGGAACCGCACATAGGTATTCAATAACAACACTAGTGCAAGTTTTGATACGATTTCTCGAATACGAGGTATAGGTTCCAGAGACTGCAGAAAACATTTCGATTACCACTCTGGAACCTATTATTAGTATCACGGGAGTTTATCTCACGTGACCTGTACTCCAAAGGAGTGGGATTCAATAACAACACTAGTGCAGATTTTGATACCACACCTTACGGTGTACAGTTCACTCGAAACAAGTTCTCGTGATACGTTTTTAAGAATACGAAGCATAGGTGCCGAAAGCTGTATAATACACTTCGATTACTGCTTGGACCCATTCATAGGTATTCAATAACAACACTAGTGCAAGTTTTGATACGAAACTAAGAATATAGTTGTATAGGTTTCGAAAGCTATAGAATACTCTTTGATTGCTACCATGTAGCACATATTTAAGATAACAAATCATTAAAACTCAAGGAGGAAACTATATGAGTACATTCAAACCAACGTGGGAACTGAAAGTTGCTGATGCTGAAAAGCCGGAATTAATCGGACAGCTCATCGATATTTTTGAGGACTTCCTGGACGACAAAGGAATCACGACTGATGATATTCCAAATCCAGAACGAGAAGAGGAAGACGACTGTTCCGCTATCATCTATGGTACCGATTATGATGTTCTGGCAGATAAAATTGCTTCTGTCTTAGGTTTCGAACGATAACAAACAAAAATTGAGACTGGTTAATGCCAGTCTCTTTTTGTTCTTGCTTATTTGTGTTCTCATATTTTGGGCGCTATATATAAGAAAAACCTATAATCAATGATGTTCAATACATGTTTCCTATAACTGGAACGCTTAGTCGAACATCAAAATGATGGTTTCGAAATGTTTGCGTCCGACAAAACACATATTTAGTACAACCAATAAACAACACAAAAAAAAAGGAGAACAAAAACATGGCAAAGAATAATTTAATCGATATTGAACTTATTAAACAGTATGTTGATATCACAGAAGAGGAACTGATGATGCGTCTTGTAAAGGATGCCGTTGGTTTACAGAAAGAAGCCGAAAGGAACAAACGCCGTAAAGAAACGGAAGATAGACTTGCTGATCCAGACTTCCGGAAATATGTGCTTATGTTCTGGTGCGACTATAAGTACATGTCCCAGTATTTCACAGACGATGAGATTGTTGCAGCGGCGGCTCGTTATATGAGTAAATCTAGTCTGTCAACAGAAATCGCTGTTCCGGGAGTAAGACCAGAAGGAGAACCTATTGGTTACTGTACTGCTATTTACAAAAGTCAGGGATATTCTGAATTTACAGAATATAAAGGTTCCTGGGCGCGTAAAGTCCGGAAGCCTGCGACTTTTTATATTATAGCAAATAGCTATCAGTGTGAATCTGGGGATGTTTCGAAGTACTTATTGATGAGACGCTTACCATACCTGAAAGATTGTTTTAAGATTGACGTGTACAAAGATTTCAGTTTCAATGACTGGATCTATATTGGCTTTCCAGAGGAAACAAAAGATGGAAAAGTGATAGCACATTCCCTGTACACTCCTATCTCGGCTTTGATGGGGAAAGATGCACAGGCAATTATTGACTGTCATCTGAAATACTGGCACGATTACGGTTTCGGTAAATACGACGCCAGAGAAAAGGAATTCATTGAGCGTGATGACGTTCAGGCGTTCCTCAAGAAAGTTGCCGAATAAGTTCCTAAACCTGGAGAAAGACATGCAGCGATTGTTGTGTGTCTTTTCTTTTGTCTCTTTCGAGCACATATTTAGGATACCAAATAAAATAGATCAAACGAAAGGAGATCAAAACAATGGGTAATATTAATAAAACAGGACTTGGTAACTCTAATGACGGAAATGATGATTTCAATCCAGCACCACTTAACATTGAAGATATCATGCAACTTCGAATCACTAAAGTAACGCTTCGAAAGCTGTATTTTGATTACGAGGATCGGCATTTTGCGATTATCGATGTCAGTGATTTTTGCAACTCTTTACTGTACTTCTATGAGCGAATTTTCACAAACGATTATGGGTTTGTGAATATGAGGTTCATAAACTCTACTGACAAGTCAATTCGTATTTCATGGTTTATCAGAGACGTATCCAAACGTCACCCACTTACTATAACTTATAGTAATCTCGATCGTGAATATTTTGCAAAGGCTCTTACAGAACTTGGATTTGCGACCAGTTTATACGAAGACGAATGGGCAGAAAAGAAACAGAAGATCGATGATATCAAAGCAGAAATTGCAAGACTTAATGACCAGATTAAGGATATCAATGATGAATTCTTTAAAACATCTGGTCACGGTTCAAAATCCTACACAGATGAGACAATTAGAGCTATGATACTTCCGCAGATTTTGGGAAGAGATTTCCCATACATGAAAGATTATGATCATGTTTGGGAAGAAAAACCGATTTCTAATCCTAATTTGCGCTGGAATGATCCAGAAAGGTATACCGACATGATTTCTGTTGGATTCCCAGAAAAATCTGAAAACGGGAAAACCACATACCATCGTCTATATGTGCCAATCAATGCACTTATAAACAAAGATGCATTATCAGTTTTGTACTTTCATCGGAAATATTGGAAAAAGTACAATCCTGATACAACAGAAGCCGAGAATCCAGTCTCCAGACGTGAAGCAACGACAGCTTTGGATATTACTTCTCATTCTTACAGAGAGGCTTTGGCTTCAAAATCTGACCTCTCCTTATTTACAGATGAGAAGGAAGAAGAATTCCTGAAACGTGATGATGTACAAGAGTTTCTCAAGAAAGTTGCCGAGTCCAAATAAATTGTAAACGCAAAGGAAGACATGCAGTTATTACTGTGTGTCTTTTCTTTTTGTTATTTCGCTTTCTTCAATCCCATATTTAATACAACAAATAAACGTATACATTCAAGGAGGAAGAAGAAATGCACATTTTAGAAAATGATACTGCAGACTTCAGTATCGAAATCAAGAATCTTGACAACCTTTACATTGTAAAGGTGACCGAAAGTAAGATCGGATTTGTCTATGATGGAAAGCGTTATATTCTGTCAAAAGATGATCCGGATGACGATTTTATAACTCTTTATAAGGCCGTTTCAAAAGACACTCTGCGTGAAATTAGTACACAGGTTACATCTCTTGAGATCTGTCTTCTGGTCAGAGATTCATCAAATTCTGATGCAAACAAAGAGTATTTCGCAAGAATGCTTACAAAGTTAGAGTTTGCCACAGGTATGTACGAATCTGAGTATGCTTCTAAAAAAGCAGAACTCGAACAGATTCATGCGGATATGATGATGGATCTTGACTCTGATTTTGATCCCAGAATAGCAAAATTTCTGGAAGTCTGCTGTTAAACAAAAGAAATTGAGCCTGCTTTTTAGTGGGCTCCTTTTTTTGTGTCCGGATTATTGGGTACATCATCTCTTTGTCAAATTATTATTTTGAGTAATCAATACGTTCTTCGTCACATAATTTATTATAAAGCGACATGTCTTTATGATTTCTTCTATCAAAAACATAATTATACTTAATTTTCGAATCCCCAAAATTTGTACTCCATATATCAGAACAATCAAAAATCACATCACATAGAGTTGAAATATCTATGATTCGATATTTTGTAAGTTCTGTAGCAATACAGTTATCGCCTAAAAATAGATATACTCTTTTTTCATCTGAATAAATATCAGCGCAACCAGCATGTACGATATCACATCTAAGGCTATATAAAACTTCTGCATATTTTTCACCTAAACAAGATATTATCCAACTATCTTTTATGTATTCGTTACACCAGTCTATATAACATTTTTTATCTCTTGGTAAATGATCTGATTTGAAATATTCTTCATTATCTGCATAAGTTAATCGAGAGTACATACTGGGTAACATAAGGGCTACTGATAATGCTGCCCAATAGTTTTTATCACGCAATGATTTTTTACCGGAATCTATAAAATCTTTTATACTAAAAAAACTCATATGAAATCCTTTCCTTTCTACATTTATTTACTTAGATAATTCAATTTATTGATATACTTATTAAATATGCGTTCTATGCTTGTGATCTAACTGAGTTTGTAGCCGATCTCTCGTTGCCTCCATTTTATGTCCGATTTATTGAATACTTTATACAAAAATCAGCTTCAGTGGACACGAAATAGCGGCAACAAAAACGCCTGGCTACGAAAAGAAAAGAGCCCACCATGAAGGCAAGCTCTTTCCTTTTATGCACCGATCATTGGATTGACGTATGTTACGCCAATGTATACGCCGCCAGCGATAAACACAAGCAGCATACCAGCCGTCAGCAAACTCTTACCAAGAGCCTCTGCATCGTAACTATATTTGATACGACAGACTGCTAACAAAGCGACACCGATGATTGATAAAATAGCTCCAACGGTTAATAAAAATAATAACATTTTAATTCCTCCTTATATGTGTACGTTTTGTTTGTTGTCCTAAATATGTGCTTCGTTCGAACACAATTACAACAGATACCGTAATTTTGTAGCCGATCATTCGTTGCCCTCTCTTTTTGTGTCCGATTTATTGGACACTATATATAAAATCAACTTCAGCGGACACGAAATAACGACAACGAAAACATCAGGCTACGAAAAGAAAAGAGCCCGCCATAAGGCAGACTCTCTTTTTCTTGTTAATCGTTGTCTGTGTTCCATGGTAACTTGATAACCTTTTCTGCATCGACAACTTTCTCGTTATGATACCAGGATGTCCATGGATTGTACGTCCAGTATTTATCTTCTTTGACTTTCTGATTCCATTCAGAAACATCTTTGATTGCTAATATTTTTGCAGCATCATCGTTTCCTGCATCCGCAATCTTTACTTCGTTAAGCAAAGCGTTGTATCTGATCTCGTTTTTCATAATCTTTGAGTCTGTTCCAATATGAGCTGAAACAAAGATGATAAAGGAAACGAAAACAACCCAAAACGCAATGGATGATAACCTTTCTGCTATTTCACCAATGCTTGTAAACATCGTTTCTGTGTATACGATATAGAAAACAATCATAGCAATAAGTGCGACTAAAAAGATAAGCATAATAATATTCTCCTTTTCTTTGTGTGTAATTGTTGGTTATCTTAAATATGTATTTCGTTCGGGTTTAATAACAATAGGTACACTGACTGTGTAACGGATCATTCGTTGCCCTCTATTTTTGTATCCGATTAATTGGAGATGAAATAACGGCAACAAAAACATCTAGATACGAAAACATCTTGCTACCAACCAAAGTATATACATCCGATAGCAATGATAATTATCTCCAATATAGCGACACCACGATCTTCAGAACCAGATAGAATGCCAAACAAAATAGTTCCAACAAGCAAAACACCAAATATAGCATCTAACATAATATTTTCTCCTTACATACGTACGTTTGTTAATAGTTTATTTCCCTATCATTAATAAGGCTCATTTTTTGAAAACTTCGTCAGATTTCTTAAGATTTCGGATCCGTTTTTTCTGTAACCAAAAGAAAAAGAACCCACATATTAACATACAGGTTCTATTCTCTTTCTTTTTCTCTTTCGTTTTTGGTTACATTTTGGCGGATCCTATTCGTTCGGATTCTCCAAACCGAACGCAGACCAGTCGTCATCCGTTCCTTCGTTTTCTAATGATAAACGATATGAATCGATATCAAGAATTGCATCGACCATAACATAGGAGTAGTTCTGATCTCCATTTTCGTCCTCAAAGGATAATCTCATGGTATTGTATTCGCCATGGGCGGAATTGTAATACGATCTAACACGTCCAACATCTAATCCATTCTTATCGTACAGACGATTAATTTCGTTGTCATCTGGATTTTGATAATAGATATGCCATGTGTCATCGTACTTTACAAAAACCGGCTCTAAAGAATTAGATACTGATTTTGAATCCGCTCTCTGCTCTGTTATTTGAGTGCTTTCGTTTGAATTCTCGTTAAGATCAGAATAATAACAGCCGGTAAGATACAAAGACATGATCAGGACCGCTAAAACTAATAATCCTCTCTTGTTTGTTACATTGTGTTTCATTTTTGTTTCCTCCTTTTCGGTGTGTGATTTTTTTTTGTTATCCTAAATATGTAACGAATCATCGCACACAAAAAAAATGGAAACAAAAAGAGACCAACCAATCGGTTAGTCTCTAATGTGAGTTTAGTCTACTTTGATATCGGTGCATTTGTAGAAGATCTCTGGATCAAAGTTTGGGAGCTCTTTGATGACATTTTTGTCTTCTTCCGACAGGTTATTCCACCAGTTCTGTCTAGCCACGACTGACTCATAGTAATCATAGTGATTATCTTTCACGTCCAACGTGATGAGTGAAATGTCGCATAATAAAGATCTGGCTCTTGATACAAACCAATCGAGCGGAGTCCAATCTGATGGTTTATTAAAGAACATCATCGTTGCTTCTTTATCTGTATTGAAACAACCAAAATTGAACGAAGAATAATTCCAATCACCAACATTTCGATCTCCTTTGTTGTTATCGCCTACGTTGCTGTCTCCGATGTTATTGTCTCCTGTGTTCCGATTTCCATAGTTTTCGCAACCTGTATTTTTGTATCCAAGATTTCTGTCACCAGAGTTTCTATTTCCAGAATTTTGATCGCCAGTATTGCAATTTCCTTTATTGCAATCTCCAGAGTTACCAATTCCAGAATTACCAAGACCTGTATTAACAGTCTGTAATACCTCTTCCCAGGAAAGTTCGCGTACGATCTCAAGCTTATTAGTACACGATTTTTCACCATTTGTTTTGATATCTCCATAAGCAACCACTTCAGCAACTTTGTTTTCTGGGTTAAACGAATAATAATTGAAACAATCTAATAACCTGGTACAAAAATGCATTCCGTGACCACAAATTTCAATCTCGCCTTCTTCTTCGAATTTACCAGGACAGGTATATTGTTTTGGTTTAGCTCCTGCTGGTCTACAGGTCCAATTCGAATAAAAAACCTTATATCCATGTACTGGTCCACTTATTTTTGTTACTTCACTCATTTTGTTTCCTCCTTTTTATGTGTGTTTGTTCTTTGTTATCCTAAATATGGGATAAGACTGCTGCACACAAATACTCTGGAAACGAAAAGAGACCAACCAATCGGTCAGTCTCTAGTGTGAGTTTAATACACTTTGATTCCCGTACATCTATAAAAGATATCTTCATCGAAATTTGGAATCGCAAAGATACATCTCTTTTCAGAATCATCTAATTCATCCCACCACTTTTGAGCCATATTACGGTTTTCATCCTGCGAGAAAACTTTAAGGTATCCGCCTGCTGTTTCATAACTTGGATTTAATTCTTTTTCTTCGGCAGTCATATCCTCTTTGTCTACCCATTGAATCGTTTCCTTCGGCATACTCATCAACAGCAATCTTGCATCTGATTCTAACCAATCGTAATAAGTCCAATCCGATTGTTTGTTGAACAGCATTATTGTTGGTACTTCTGTGTTGAAACAACCGGTGTTGTAAGAAGATGCATTCCAGTCGCCGGTATTAAAATTACCAATGTTGCAGTCTCCTACGTTATTACTTCCATAATTCCAGTTGCCTGTATTCATGTCTCCGTTGTTATTATCTCCAACATTTCCAAATCCTGGATTATAATCTCCGGTATTTCTATTGCCTGCATTTTGATCTCCGGTGTTTCTATGACCAGCGTTATAATCACCAGCATTGTTGTATCCGAGGTTGCGATCTCCTGTGTTAAAACCTCCAATATTAAAAGCTCCTGTGTTGTGACTTCCAGCATTACCAGATCCAGTATTACTATGACCAGTATTCTTACGTCCTGTGTTGTAACTTCCGGCATTATCGTTACCGGTGTTAGAAAATCCAGTGCAATTATTTCCAAGATTGGTAAGAGCTATCACTTCACTCCATGGAACTTCACGTACGATTTCTAACTTATTGGTACATAATTTGTTACCATATTTCTCACTTTCACTTATAAGAACCTTCCCATAAGCAATCACTTCGGCTACTTTGTTTTCTGGATTGAACGCATAATATTCAAAACAATCTGCTAATTTTTGGCAGAAATGCATTCCATTATGGCAAATTTCAAGTTCCCCTTCTATTTCGAATTTACCAGGGCACGCATATTGCTTTGGTTTGAATCCTAACGGATCACAGGTCCAATCTGAATTGAATACCTTGTATCCGTGTATTGGTCCATTTGTCTCTGTCACTTTACTCATTTTGTTTCCTCCTTTTTTTTTGTGTGATGTTTTTGTTATCCTAAATATGTGTCTGATTTCTGCACACTAATACTCTGGAAACGAAAAGAAAGAGACCTCGATTGAAGTCTCTTCCTTGTGTTTTAACTAGTTTGTTTTTGTACACTCATGATATCTTTCTCTTAACATGTCTGTTGCAATCTGTCTTGCAGTTTCGAATCCCTCACAGAATCGTTCATCTACAGCGTCGATATCTTCCTCATCATACTTAAGGTCACGCATAATCTTTTTGATATCATCAATTCCTCGCTGTTTTCTATGACGACTGTTATATACAGGCATTTTGTCTATAAGCATAAGGTAATCAGGAATACGCTTCAGTGTTTCACCTCTATCGATGTTTTCACTGTCGGGTTTTTCGACTACGAGTTCGTTATTGTCGGATACATCTGTTTTTAATACCCCTACTCTGATTCCGGTACATTCGTAAAAGATATCAGGATCAAAGTTCGGAATCGCTTTAATGGTATCCTTCTCCGTATCCGAAAGATTATCCCACCAATATTGAACACGACTACAATCATCCTGTATTTTTAAGAATCCACCTGCTGTTTTATAACTTGGATGCCTGTCTTTTTCTTTTTGAGACATATCTACTTCGAACACCCAGTCAACATTGAACCCAGGCATCTGGTTTAACAAATATCTTGCGTCCGAACAGAGCCAGTCTTCATAAGTGATGTTTGACGGCTTATCGAACATCATGATCTTGTGCTCTTTTACATTGAAACAGCCAGAATTATTAGATGACTGATTCCAGTCACCTGCGTTTCTGTCTCCAAAATTATGATCACCACTGTTTTTACTGCCGGTGTTATTATTTCCGGAATTGTATTTTCCTGCATTTTTCGATCCTGAATTATAACTTCCTGTGTTTTTGCGACCAGAATTATAATTTCCAGAATTTTCATAACCTGTATTTCCTGTACCTACGTTATAGGAACCTACATTACCGCTTCCAATATTTTGACCACCTGTGTTGTTACTACCGAAATTGTTATTTCCGGTATTAAAGTCTCCAGAATTTCTGTGTCCGCAATTATATGATCCAGAATTTCCGTTGCCTGCATTTCGATTTCCTGAATTAAGACCGCCTGTATTCTCAAAACCGGTACAAAGATCACCCATATTGACAAGATGCAATACTTCATCCCATGAAAGTTCGCGAATTATCTTGAGCTTATTGGTACACGATTTATTACCATCTGTTATAACTTTTCCATAAGCAACCACTTCGGCTACTTTGTTTTCAGGATTAAAGCTATAATAAGAAAAACAGTCCGATAAACGTGTACAAAAATGCATTCCATGTTCGCTGAGATCGAGATGACCCATTTCTACAAACTTTCCAGGACATGAATATTGTTTTGATATCGCCCTATCATTTGGTCTACAGGTCCAATCCGGATAAAATACCTTGTATCCGTGTATTGGTCCGTTTGTTTCTGTCACTTTACTCATTTTGTTTCCTCCTTTTTGTGTGTAATTGTTTGTTATTCTAAATATGTGTTTGGCTGCGGCACACAAAAAAAATCGGAAACAAAAAGAGACCAACCGATTGGTCAGTCTCTAGTTTGTGATTAATTTACCTTGATTCCTGTACATTCGAAGAAAATATTAGGATCAAAGTTTGGAATTGCTTTAATGACAGCTTTGTCGGAATCCGAAAGATCATTCCACCATTTTTGTCTACCATCTATGTTGTTAATAACCTTCAGGTATCCACCTGTTGTTTTGTAAGTTGGGTAAGAAGTCTTCTCGTCATCGGTCATACAAGCTTCTTTTTCCCATTTTGTTGATACGTCTGGCATACTGTCTAACAAAGCGCATGCATCGCTATCCTGCCAGTCAGTATAAGTCATGTTAGAAGGCTTATTGAACATTATGATTTTGTGTTCTTCGGTGTTGAAACAACCAGAATTGTGAGATGATTTATTCCAGTCTCCAGAATTAGAATCACCAAGATTCCGATTGCCTGTATTTTCAGCTCCCAGGTTAAAATGTCCACTATTAAGATCACCTGTGTTATTATCCCCCGTATTACAGTTACCAATATTTTCGTCACCGGTATTATAATATCCAGCATTTTTACATCCAGTGTTATTACTGCCTGAATTTTCATAACCTATATTAAAATCACCTGAATTACAATCACCAGAATTCCAACCACCGCTATTATAAGAGCCAGTGTTTTTGTTTCCTGAATTTTGAGATCCTGTATTATAATGTCCAGAATTTTGGTTTCCAGAATTCCAATATCCTCTGTTATCATCGCCAGTGTTGAAATCTCCAGTATTATAATCTCCAGAATTCAAATTCCCAGCATTTTCATTTCCAGTGTTTTTTAACCCAGTACAGTCATTGCCAGTATTAACAAGATCTAATACTTCTTTCCAGGAGAGCTCCCGCACGATTTCGAGCTTATTTGTACATGACTTATCACCATCTGTTACGACATCACCGTAAGCGATTACTTCGGCAACTTTGTTTTTACTGTCAAAGCCATAATAATTGAAACAGTTTGCTGCTTTTTGACAGAAATGCATTCCGTTGCCACAAACTTCGATTTCTCCTTCTTCTTCGAACTTGCCTGGACATGTATACTGTTTTGTATTCCCGCATGGACTGCAAGTCCAGTCCGGTCTAAATACCTTATATCCGTGTACAGATTCATTCTTTTTGGTCTCATCACTCATTTTGTTTCCTCCTTTATGTGTACTTAATTATTTGTTTTAAATATGGGACTGGACTGCTACACACAAAACATCCGGAAACAAAAAGAAAAGAGACCTCATATGTGAGATCCCTTGTTCTATTTAAAGCTGGTTTTCGATTGCTCTTAACGCGCTATACAAAATACGTCCTTCTTCTGTGACTGTAAGCACGTTCATATACGGAATTGTCGGTTTTTCTAAGTACTGTTCCAACTCTGTTCCTGCAACCTTATCAGACATCTTGTAATACTTGTTTGATAATTCGTCGTAATTCGGAAATGGTCGTGATTCGATCTTGAAGATATCACTCCAGGATTCCTTTACATAAGGCTTCACTTCGTCATAACCGCTTCTCGTCTCCAAAAAGATATGTTCGTTTTCTTTGATTGCGTTCGCACAGTCTAAAACTATAAGAGCATCATCTGCTTTCCAGATTTCATCAAAGCATTCGATTGCTGTTCTCGGCTGTGTCTTGAAAAATTCATCAATCTGGTCAAACATTGGGAATTCCCAATCGAAAAGACTTATCATGCAAAGCATTTTTAACATCTTTTCCTGACTGTTTGCTCTTAAACCATATCTCTTCTTGATTTCTTCTTTGCTCATTCTTATCATTTTTGTTTCCTCCTTGTTTGTGTGTCCATCGTTATCTTAAATATGGGATAAGATTATTACACACAAAGTAACCGGAAACGAAACATGTTTGCAATCGAAAGAAAGAGCCCGAAATGTCTGAATCTCTCAAACATTTTAGACTCTATTCTTTGATTAGTCTTCTCCGTACATGCAGATCTCGCCCATGTACTTACAATTAGCACAATGTTCGTTGTACCATCGCATCCAGTCTTCCTGTGTGAGTTCGTGCGTTACGTTCGCTTTTGTCCAATAATCTTGATACATGAAATCGCAACTGTTGGACATATCTTTTTTCTCTGGCATACTTGTTTCCTCCTTGAATTGTGTGCTTTATTGGTTAACCTAAATATGGTACTAACTACTGCACACAAAAACACCTGAAACAAAAGAGAGACCAACCAAAAGGTCAGTCTCTGATTTTTGTTAGGACTCAAGCTGTACATTTACACCAGTACATTTATAGAAAATGTCTGCGTCAAAATTCGGAATTGAAAGAATTGTCTTCTTTTCAGAATCATCTAATTCATCCCACCACTCTTGAACCATATTACGGTTTTCATCCTGTGAGAAAACTTTAAGGTATCCGCCTACTGTTTCATAACCTGGATTTAATTCTTTTTCTTCATCAGTCATGTTGTCTGACCAAATCCATTCAACTGTACGATTTGGAATATCGTTCAGCAGATGACACGCTCTACTTTTTAACCACTGACTATAAGTCCAGTTTGATGGTTTGTTGAACAGCATAATTGTTGGCTCTTTTGTATTAAAGCAGCCATTATTATAGGAAGACAGGTTCCAGTCGCCAGTATTTCGGTTTCCAATGTTTCGATTTCCGGTATTATAATTTCCAGAGTTATAATTTCCAGTATTACTCTTTCCTCTGTTATTGTTTCCGGTATTATTATTTCCTGTATTTTCATAACCTGTATTGCTATCTCCTACATTCTTGCGTCCAGTATTATGATGTCCAGTATTTTGATCGCCAGTGTTGTAATCACCGTCATTGTAATTACCTATATTATAATCTCCTGTATTTGACTTCCCGGTATTATAACATCCTGCGTTATAATCTCCTGAATTTCTGTACCCAGAATTGTAATGTCCAGTATTATCATAGCTGCTGTTATGGTTTCCTGTATTATGGTCTCCAGTGTTATGATCTCCTACATTTCCGCGTCCTGAGTTGTAATAACCTACATTCCGGTCACCCTCGTTGTCAGAACCAGAGTTATAATTTCCAGTATTACATTCGCCTGTGTTACCAATTCCAGTACAATCCTTGCCGATATTAACAAGACTTAAAACTTCTTCCCAGGAAAGTTCCCGAACAATTTCAAGTTTGTTTGTCCAACATAGCGTACCATGTTCACTTTTTCCAATATCGCCGTAAGCTATTACTTCGACTACATGAGTATTGCTATCAAACTTGTAAAATCCAGATTTGAAATAACCAATTGGGTTCGTACGAAATGTCATTCCCCGTTTTTGGACATCCATTTCGTCGTCTTCAAATCTAGCTGGACAAGTATATTGTCCCTGTGCATCATGTTCTCGGGGATTACAGGACCAGTCAGGATTAAATACCTTGTATCCATACGCTCTGTCGCTTAATCTTGTAACATTAATCATTTTTCGTTTCCTCCTTTATTGTGTGTGAGTTCTTGTTATCCTAAATATGGGACTAAACTACTGCACACAAAAGAAACGGAAACAAAAAGAAAGAGGCCTCAATTGAAGTCTCCTCTTTGCATTTTTAGTCCGCTCTGATTCCTGTGCACTCGTAGAAAATATCAGGATCAAAGTTCGGAATCGCTTTGATGGCATCCTTCTCCATCAGAGAAAGATTATCCCACCAAGACTGAATAAGATCCAAGTTTTTCAGTCTTTTCAGGTAACCGCCTGCTATTTCATAAGTCGGATGCAACTCTTTTTCTTCATCAGTCATATCCTCTTTATCTACCCATTCGACTGTTCTTTTTGGCATCTGAGTTAACAAAAACCTTGCATTGGACTCTAACCAACGACGAAAAGTCCAATTCGATGGTTTATTAAACAACATAATTGTTGTTTCTTCTGTGTTGAAACAGCCGGTATTAAAAAATGATTTGTTCCAGTCCCCAGTATTCCAGCTGCCAATGTTACAGTTACCAGAATTATGTTTTCCAATATTCCAGGTTCCGGTGTTGCTGTCTCCACTGTTGTAGTCGCCTGTATTGAAATTTCCTTCATTATAATTTCCAGTATTGCCATCCCCATCGTTTCTGCCTCCAGCATTATCGTTTCCAGCATTGCCTGGTCCTGTGTTTTTGTTTCCGGAATTACAGCGTCCAGTATTATAATCACCTGTGTTCCAGTTTCCAGTATTACTATCACCAATGTTGTGGTCACCGGTGTTCCAGTCTCCTTCGTTACAAGATCCAGCATTCCGGTGACCAGCATTTTCGTTTCCCGTATTACGTAAACCAGTGCAATTCTTTCCAATATTGACGATTCGTAACACTTCATCCCACGGGACTTCACGCACGATTTCAAGCTTGTTCGTGCATGACTTATCACCATCTGTTCTTACCTCACCATAGGCAATAACTTCTGCAACCTTGTTTTTGCTGTTAAATTCATAATAATTAAAACATTTGGCAGCTGTTTGACAGAAATGCATTCCATGTTCGCAAATTTCAAGTTCTCCTTCTTCTTCGAATTTACCTGGACAGGCATACTGTTTGCTTGAACCCCCGATTGGTTTACATGTCCAATCCGGGTTAAACACCTTGTATCCATGTACAGGCCCACTTATTTTTGTTACTTCACTCATTTTGTTTCCTCCTTTATTGTGTGTGTGTTTGTTATTCTAAATATGGGATAAAACCATCGCACACAAAAACACTGGAAACAAAAAGAGACCAACCCCAATATAAAGTCGATCTCTAATTTGCTTAGCCTTCCCTAGTACTATTTGAAATATCGATGCTAATTTTCAATGCATCCATCAGATTTCTAGCAATCGCTTCTGCCATATTAACTGGTACTGCGTTTCCGATCATTTTGTATCCATTGTTCGCATTTTCATACATGAACTCAAAATCATCCGGAAACCCTTGTAGTCTTGCTACTTCTCGGACGCTCATTCTTCGATACCGATCTTTAGCACCCGGGACAAAACAGTACGAATCTTTTGATATCTGCTGCATTTTTTGGTGCGTTTGGATGTATCTGACATTGGCGTCCGGATGCCTGCACTGTAAAACCAGGCTCATCCCAGCTGCGGACACGGTTTCTGGACATAAATACCGGAGAATAACTATCAACATAATATTCATGGTTATTAACCGCTGCAGGATTACGTTTGTTTCTTGCAAGTGTTGGAACAGCATTGTCTCGTAAATCCCAAATAGCATCCTTCAGTGTTACAATATGTTCTGGATCTCCGTCTGGAAATACAAATGAAATATCAAGATCAGTTCGGATGCCAATATAGAAGATCCGTTCTCTCGTTTGCGCTAATCCATAGTTACAAGCATTTGTTTTATATACGGAAACGTTGTAACCAGACTCGGCAAACAAAGAAAGGATCCGATCAACCGCATCCGCATGTTTCTTTGATATCATCCCGGGAACATTCTCAGCTACAAAGAATTGTGGTCGAAATTCCCGGAGCACACGAATGTATTCAAAGAAAAGCTGTCCTCGCTTATCTTCAATTCCTTTTCCGGCTCCGGCTACCGACCACGACTGACATGGCGGTCCGCCTATAATTCCTGCCAATTGTTCTCCTGGTTGTAACCTAAGATAGGGTTCAAGATCTGATTTAGTTACATTTCTGATGTCGCCTTCAATTAGATGCGTATTTTTATGATTTCGTTTGTACGTTTCCCAGATTGTGGCATCGAATTCATTGGCGACCGGAATTTCGAAACCGGCTCGTTCGAACCCGAGATCCATTCCGCCACATCCAGAAAACAGGCTGATTATTTTATAACTCATATTTAGGTCTCACTTTCTAATTTGATGACCTAAATATGGGTTGAGTGCTCGTTTGCTGACTTAATTTCGTTTTAGTTCAAGTTCTCTAAAAACTTCATCTCTGGAAGTACCGCATTTAATTAGCGGTACAGACAATAAAGAGCATTTCGTTCGTATGCTGATAAAGCTTGGTCTTGTTACAGGTATCTACGAACAGGAATATATCGATATCGTAAATGTCAAAAACGAGATAGAGGAGAAAAACTTGCGTGACGATCACTGGTTCCCGGAACAGACCTCGGATCAGTTTGAATCGTAACAAAAGGAAAGAACACCTGTTAGAATCTCATATGAGATTCCGATGGGTGTTCTTTTGTTGTTTACTGTTTACAACGGTTTAACAGCAGAAACTGTTATGTTTCATCTTTTACTAACTGTTCCATAGCTTCGTTCATGGCCGCACGTAATCGTTCTGCTGTCTCAAGAAGATTAGATACCTTAGCCATACTGTCTGAACCGTTTAAGATGCCTGCATACGCACATGTTGCTTTTCCGTACTGGTCAAAAAACAATGTTGCGTCAATAGTGCCACAAAACAGTCGTTTTGCAACCATACCATAATACAACTGGTCGGTAGCGATTTTGTCTGCTTTTATTGACTTGTTGTTTGGAACGAACTGGAATGTAGAATCGTTAATTTTGATACTATTACAAGCCTGCGTAAAAGCTCGCTTCTGTAAGTCGACCAATTCTCTACAATCTTCCCTTCCGTCTAATACGTTTTTTACTTTGTTTAAGTAATACTCTGCTGCTGTCATTTTTGTTTCCTCCTTGAATTGTATAGTTTTATTTGCTTCGTACTAAATATGTGTCAAAAATGAGGAAACTAAAACAAAGAAACTAATCATCATACAAATTATTCTAACTGATCCAATTATAATCCATAACAATGAAAGTATACCTTTGTCCTTGTAAAACGTTTGATATCGTGTCTACGGATACAAACCCCGAACCTTTAGTTTCGAACCATTCGACGTCTATTATTGAACGTTAGTAGTTCAATAATCATAAATCAAGTACTCAAACCCAGAAACTTTAGCTTCTAGGGTTAATTTTGTTTTCATTTCCTTTGTGTGCATCATTCGTAACTATTTGTTTGCACACGTATCAGTCGGAAACAAAAACAAAGAGGCAGCCAACTTGATTCTTATGTTTCGTTTCTGCCTCTGTTTCACCTTATTTTGTTGTCGCTTTCTTTGCAACGATCCATTTGTTACTGATTGTTGGATCGTATATTAGTTCTTGTTCTAATGACATCGTTTGAATATTGAATCCTTTTGGAAGTTCCGCAATTTCGTTAATAAAACGTATCGTTTCAAAATTTCTTGTACCTAAACAGATAACCGTCTGTACCGTTTTAATTAGCGTTTCAATTAGCTCATACCAAGATTGTGGATACATTTCTTTTAATTGCGAAATACATTGAATCAAGTAATCGATACTCATTCCACATGTTCTTGCAAGGACACACAAGCCTGTATCTATATAACACATACTCGCTTCGTCAAGTATAACCTTTACTATACGTGTGTCACTCTCATTTGCGAAATACTGTTTGCGGTACTGTTTGATAAAGAAATTCATAAACAAGATTGAATACAAGTCACATTCTAATGATCGTGTCACAACCACTGCAATGTTATCCTGAGTTCTAAGTTTATCGATGATTTCTGTAATATTTGTTTCGTTATCTGACATCAAATCTTCCAATAACATCTTACAGGTAATCAACGTATTCATTAACATTTTTGGTGCATTTATATATAAACGCTCTTTGTTTTGATAAAAGAATTCCAGTGCAAGTGCTTCGTCTCTGTTTTTGAGCTCAAGATGTGCGTCACAGATTTCCTGTAATTCACGAAGATTATCCGTTACTTCATCATAAGAACACGACCCTTTTTTAACTGCTCTCATAACCTCATTTGTCATGACTTTCATTTCAAGCTGTTCGAAAAATTCGTCTCTTTGTCCTTCTCTTCTGTTTCGAACCTGGTTTACTTTGCATAATGCCTCAACAAATTCTGCTGCTTCCTCTTCATTTGTAATCAATTTAAAGTAGTCTATCGGATGTTTGTCTAAATTTAATTCGATTACATCATATCCCGGAAGCAATTCTTTTACATGATCAACATCGATCTTGATACCATGAATCAGGAAATTACTGTCTTTGTTTGCATATTTCAGGTTCGGATCAATATAGCAGTAATTTTTTCCAGAACCCGGTGCTCCGATTACTAATGTATTACTGTTATGATTTAAGTTTGTAACTACTTCGACATCTTTTCCAAGAATCTTAAACGCACCGTCGTAGCCTTTTGGTAACTTATGCTGCATATTGTGTTCCTTATTTATTTTACTCTTTTTGATTATATTATCTGTCTTTTTGTTTCGTTTTGTAAATAATACCATACAATTCGCTCCTTCTTGAATGTTTCATTTGTTTGTTACCTCTTAAATATGGATAAGAATGAAACAAAGAAATCGGAACGTGTGACTATCAAAATGTATTCCTTTGTAAATGAGTCGCACATGTTTAGATATCGTAATGAATCAAAGAGAAAGATCCCGGTTGTTTCTGGTACTTGTATCACACCTATTCATGAGTTATATCATGACTTTGTAACAACAATAAGGCTCATTATTATTTCGATTCGTGAGTAATGTCAAAGTATTCGTATTTTCTACACAACCAAATAAATATATCCAACATAATGTCTTCGTAAACAAAATGAACAGGTGAATTCGGCATAACAATAGCAACTTTTGTTTCGGTTTTTAGTTTTGTTATGCAGTCAGTAAGAATATTATTACATTCTGAATGAATGTTATGTTCTAATACCAACGGATTGTACACCTGAGCTATCAGCAACAAACATGTCGTTAGTAATGTTCGAAATCGAATTTCATTCATTTCTGGTTTCGATATTATATCATTATACGATCGAAGCATCGACGACGGTATTGATTCGTTGTTTTCAGATCGTTCATAACTCTTTTTAAGTTCAGAATTTAATAATTCAAAGACATTTTTAAATGAACAATTCTTTCTTGCTAATGTTTCTTCTATTGCGTTAACTAAAAGCTGTTTCTCCATTTCGTCATAAATAGTTTCTTTGTATGAGTCGGATACAACTCTGTCGTTTTGAATCAAAAGATCCACAAACCATTTCGCTTCCTGTTTGTTTGTAATCAATGAGAAATAATCAATAGCATGTTTCATCGGGTTTAATTCGATTACTTCATAATCCGGAAGCAGTTCTTTTACTTGGTCCGCGTTTGCTTTTGGGTCATGAATCAGAAAATGGTGATTCTCTGCTGCTATCTTTGTAATTGCGTTACGATATTCATTCGAGATTATGAATATTTTTGTTTCCTGCATAATACGCATACTTTCCTTTCCTGGTGTTTCGTTTTCCATTGTTTTAAGCCCAAAGTAATTGACAATCCAGGACTATTGAACTACTAATGTTCAATAATAAACGACTATTGAACTACTAACGTTCAATAGTATTAAGCTTCATGTCTGATATTAATCAGGCTCACAATCTGGAAAACTCGTCAGGAAATTACAAAATATTTCTAATTATTTTGTATACGAACGGAGTTTCCTCTGCATACCATAAGGTGGCAGTTGCCACTCCTTATTTCCTATGTGATATTTGTTATTCTGTGTATAGTATTAATAACTGATAATTTCCTTCCTGTTTCGTTTCCTGTTGGTGTTAATCACTAACGCTATTTTAGGTTCTATTGAACAAAGAAAGCCTGTATCCATAATTTGAACACAAGCTTTCCATTTCTAGTTATCTGTCTTCGAAATCATCAAAATCTTCATCGTATTCTTCTATTTCGATTCCATCTGTTTCGGGTGTTTCGATTCCGCTGCCAGCATCGTTAAGAATACGTTCCTGAATCAATTCATCTACATAGTTAGCAAGTTCGATAGCATCACCTAAACCCATTTCCTGTCCACGTGGAGAACCAGCAATTCCGGCATGTCCTCCTGCTAACGGTCCCCATGCTGCCTGAACGATTTCGCATGCATTTAATCCGATTGCGTTTTCATCGTAAAATGAGAGTGTAATATCTTTTCTTGTACTGTTATAAGAAACGATTGCAGGACTTACTCTGTTAAATACCGATGATTCATAATTCACGTTGCAGAACAGATTTTTTGTTGAAAATACTCTTACGTTTGGGCTGTCCAGATATATGCATTTTTCTACTTTATCGTATATATCCTGCTTCCATTTGATACCGGCTTCAATCATTTCGTTATGACGTGGTCTGTCTTCGTTTACGATATCCGAAATCGCATCAGCCGTATCGAGAACCAGATTTGTAATATCTACAGCACCGCTGCTTCTTCTTAAATCTGGTACTGCCTTGTCCGTGTAATTGTAAAACGCATTTAATTTATCCTGAATATCCTGTGACAACTGGTTCATATTTTTTGGTTTCGGTCCGTTTAAATCGATAAATTCTGCTGCTTTCCAAAATTCTGGATTATCCGGTTTCGTTCCCATTAATGCCATGATGCCGCCCATTGAATCGAGATCAAGATGGGATACTAAAATTTCGCCATCGGTTAAAACGGGAACGTCTGACCAGTTACAAGGTGCTGGATTCGAACTTCTTGTTCCGTGATGTGCCATGGTAATCACACTACCGGTCATACACTCTGCTCCGTACTCTGCTTCGACTGTTGCCTTTACGTTGTGTTCTTTTGCGTAGTTTACTGCATCTTCATAGGATGCACATAAGATAACTTTCAAGTTGTTACTCATAATCGTCTCTCCTTTTTGTGTACTGATTCGTTATCCTAAATATGGATCAAAAGGCAGCATATTAATATATTCGTAACCAAAAAGAAAGAGCCCGAAATACCTGAATGTGTCAGATATTAGGGGCTCGATTCTTCCGGTTACGATTAAATATTCTGCCTTCGTAATGTGCGCTTTAGATATCGTAACTCTGGGTTCTAACTCTTCATCTAAAGATGAGGGAGTCCTTGATTTCGATCAATTAGAGATCATCTCCTGGATCAAAATCTTCAGTTCCGTCTGATAATAACGGTTTGTTTGGAACATCATTGATTTCGTCGCCCACTGATGAGACGTCGATTACTGGATCTCCACACAAATAATCCTGCACTGTTTCAACGACCTTATTTAAGGCGTCCAAATATGCATTACAGTCTGGTGCAAATACCAGATTTTGTGTGCCCTTATAACATACTGCAACGTTCTCTCTTGTCAGCACACCAGTCACCGTATACTCTCCATCTTCTACGGTTTCCATTTGATTCTGCAACAGATTTCCGATCTCTTCCATATCTCCGCGCAATCGGATGTGAAAATGGATACCGCTTTCGTTATCCGTAAAGCTTGATTTGATCAGTGTGTCTTCAGATCTTTCTACGTTTTCTTCGTATTCGTTCTGAATATAGGTGCTATTGCGATGATCACATCCATTGATACTTAATGATTCGTATTCGACTGTACCTGTTGACTGACCAAGATCAGCCATCAAAGCAGCGAGTGATTCTTCAATCTGTTCTTTCTGATCCTCGCTCATGTTTCCTTTTATGTTTCCTTTTAGAACGACACCGACTTCTCCGCCATCAGGACATCCCCATGCCCGATTGTAGACAGCGGCAGCAGGTGCTACACCAACTTCCGAGTAACCGGAAAAACGCTGTCTGATGAAGGGAATAGCTTTTTGGATGGCCAAATCTGGCGTAAAATAGACCGTATTATCATATCCGGGATTCACACCGAGCATTACAGACCAGCGTGTGATTTGGTTTTGGTTTTGAGTTGTTTTTGATGCCATAAGTTTTTACATTCCTTTCTGATTATTGTTAGTATAAATATGGGATGAATCAACGTATTGAATACTCGTGATGCCGTAGTTTTTATAGCCTTTTGATCTACCTTTTAGCCAGTTTTTGATCGTTTGTCTTGAGGTATTTAATTCTTTTGCCAATGATATTCTATTATCATATTTTATTTTGTTTCCATCTTCTTTTGTAACAACAAATGGTTTGTATGGTTTATGACCTAACAATCTCGAATGTTGCTCATTTTCATTTCTTGTTACCCATTCGAGATTACTTACATCATTATTTGTGATATCAGTATCCAAATGATTTACTTCTGGAAGGTTATATGGATTTTGTATAAAATGTGTTGCAACTAATCGATGCCTAAAAAATCGTTGTTTCTTCGGATTGTGATTTTTATTGTATAAACAAACACGCATATACCCAATACTATTTTTATCACCTATAACCAAATGTTTTGTTAATTTATTTCGAACGTCTCCATGTTCATTAATCTCATAATATTTTTCCCAACCAATAATATCTTTCCACATTTTCAATACTCCTACTTTATAAGCTATTTTTGTATGTTTCTTAATAAATATGAGTAAGTTCTAAACATGGAAATAACGAATATATCGTATACAAAAAGAGCCAACCAATCGGCTGACTCTTTATGTTTGTATTACATTGATTTACGGTCTTTAATCTCTGCCATCTTAGCATCATTTAATCTAGTCGCCCCATGAACTCTCGAGAATGCAAGATATCCATTCATACGATCGATTTTTGTGATATTTCGGCTACCACATTTTGGACATACATCTGCCATATCAATCTGTTCATATCCGCAATCATCACAATAGTTCAAAGCGAGGTTTTCTCCTTCATAAAAGCCAAGATCCATAGCTCTGTCAATCAAAGTTCTCATTGCTTTTTTGTTGTATCCAAGAGGATATCTGATGTACTGAATCTTACCACCATTACAAAGATTCCAAAATCTGTTTTCTGAGTCTTGTTTTTGAATTGGTGTAATATCTTCAGTTACATGACAATGGAAACTGTTGGATACATACTCCTTATCACAAACACCATCGATAACATAATCTCCGTCTCCTGTGTGTCTGACTGTGTATCCAGCTGCTTCAAGCTGCTCCATATTTTCACGAACATACTCGCGCATCTGCTTGATCTGCTTTCCACAGAGACTTTCTGCCGGTGTACCATAAATTGCATATAAAATGTGATCTGCCTGCTTGTATTCGTTAACTTTGCGATTGATGTGTTGTAATACTTCAAGTGCAAACTCTCCGTCTTCAGCAATGGATTTCCCATTATAAGCCTGCTGCAATTCATTCAAAGCCGTGATTCCGAAACTGTAGGTTGTTGCTTCCATCAGTTTTTTTGACTCTTTTAACTTCTGATCTGGTCGTAAGTTACCACCATAGAAACCACCCTGTGTGAACCCAAGAGGATTAATGCTCGCTCTCTTTTCACCAAGGAATGCTTTTGTTTTGATATGTAACTGTCTAATCATCTCAAGATAGTAATCAAGTTCTTTCATGAAATCAACGCCACGAGCCTTTGCGTCTAAGTAAATCAATGGAAGGTTCAATGAAATTGCTCCAGCATTAAAACGTCCTTCGAATACAGGTACATCGTTTTCATCTGCTGGTTCAAATCCACCTCTTTCGTAATACGGACTTAAAAACGCTCTACAGCCCATGGGTGATACGACTTTTTTGTATTTTTTGTACATACTCGGAACGTATCCTTCTCCAGAAAGTGATAACCAATCCGGATACATTGTTTTTGAGGAACACTCGAATGCAGCTTCATACACTGGACCTGATCCATTTGTTTCCTTGTCATACAGATATACATATTTCGGGAATAATACAGGTCTCTTTTTACCAGGAGCTCCCTGACCTTCCATATGTACTTTGAACATTGTTACATTACACAGAACACCAAATCTACTGGTATTTAATCCAGATGTAACTGTTACAAATGGGTAGTCGCCCCTGCTGGATCCAACAGTATTAAATTTCATTTCCCAGCCCTGGAATCCCTGTCTGAATTCGTATTCAACCTGCTCCATTGCTGCTTCTTCTGCTTTTTGTTTCGCTTTCTCGATATCAACGCCAAGTTCTTTATATTCCTTCATCCGTTTCTTATAAGTTTTCTCATACGTTTTCTTTGCGTATGGTTCAAGTAAGAAATCTATCTGAGGAATTGTGAATCCGCCATATTGCTGTGAAGCTGCTGACAACACAATATCTGAGATCACATCAAAAGCTACATCCAAAGTGCCAGGTTCGTTGTACCAATCGTTACCCATCTCAAATCCATTTTTTAGCAGGACACCCATTAAGAATAAGCAACAGTTTATGGTAAAAAGTCTCTTATCCTTGTCGTGAAGATAAATAAAACCTTTTGCCTCTGCGGATCTTTCAATCGCGGTTAAAAACTGATTGATATACATCTCTTTACCAAATTCCGATGCAATCAACGCATTCTGTGTTGAAACAAGACTTGAATCTTTGTTTGCGTTTTCTCGATCACCACGATACATTACCGTTTCTGCAAAATTTGCTACGCGATTCATCATCTTCGCAAACTGAGCTTTGAAGTCACGATACTGTCTGTAACTTTTTGCAGTTACCGGACTTGCATCATCCAAAGCCATTTCGACAAATGAGTGTAACTGTTCGACCGTTACCTGATTAAGAGCTTTCGATGCAATAATATCTTCTACAATTTCTACTACCCGATCTTTCTGAGTATCCGACAATTCAACACCAACTCTTGTTGCAGATTTTTCAATTGCTGCTTTGATTTTTGCCGGCTCAAAGGCTTCAATTCCTTTGTCGCCATTTTTGATAACTGTAATATTTGTACTCATATTTATTCCTCCTTTTTAACAAAGGAATCCGCTATGAGTATTCGGACTCCTTTTATTTGTTTATATTTGTTTCAGTTTAAATATGGGATGAATGCTTACAAACTCAGATCATCGATATCATCAATATCTTCATAGTTATCATCTGAAGTAATCTCCTGATCCTGTAATTGGTTTGCATTGAAAACACATTCATCCATTACTGAACCTTTTCGGTCTTCGTACTCATATACACTTGATGTACTTTTCATAAAACCGTCCTCTTTTCTGAGAACTCTTTGATTTGTCGAACCTGCCCATTCATAATTAACGTTGAGTTTTTCCTGCACAAAAGGACCGTCAACAAGCACGTCAATTTGTGATAACAAATCTTGCATGAAAACCGGATCCTGCTGCTGCAGTACTTCTTTTGTGTATCCTGTATATACCCAAACAGTTTTATCTGGCATTTTATCTTTGATTTCTTTTATGAGATTCAACGTTTCATCACGATTGAAAGTTGCTAGTGGATCTCCGCCAGAAAACGTAATTCCGTCAATATACGGCTTCCGTAGAGCTTCAAATAATTCCTGCTTTGCCTCACTGTCAAAAGGGATTCCACTGTTTTTATCCCATGTTTGAGGATTCTGGCAACCTGGACATTGATGAGTGCATCCGCTTTCAAAAAGAACAACACGAATACCGTCTCCGTTTAACATATTGTCCTTCACAATGTCATGATAATTCACAATAAACACCTTCCTTATATTCATAGTTGTTTTGTTATCTGTCCTAAATATGTGTTCTATGTCTCTTCGTTTTCGCTTACATTGGCTCAAATGTCGGCATCCCTTGTATGTACCCCATAGCTTGTAACCGATCCATCCCGGCGACTTCCTGGTATTCACACCATTTCTTTTCATGTTCACACATTCGTCGCCACTCCTCTTTGGTTACACTCTGATCTTGGTACGCTTGAACCGATGCCCCACTCTTTCTCTCCACTTCTTTTTGATCCCGTACATTTCGTTTGCTCATATCTTTTCACCTCTCTTTCTGCATATCTAAATATGTGTCCACAAGAGTGCAAACAAAAAGAAAGGGACCGACCTAAATGATCAATCCCTTCATTTTTATTATCTCATTGCTTTCATAATAACTTTTTTGATGTCTTCGTAAGAACAACCACACCAAATTTCATCACCAACTAAAAGTTTTAAACACACTCCTGGTTTCTCATCTTTGCTTCCTTCGTAAATGTATCCAATGTTTGAAACATTTATCATGGTTCTCACATCTTTCTCCGGATACACAATTTCGATAAATCCTTTAAGAGCTGTAATCATTTTAAAATCCTCCTTTAATTTGCTTATATATGTTTTGTTATCCTAAATATGTGACGAATACGCATACAAAAAAAACGGCTATATTTCAAGCCGTTTTCTTTCATTTTACAACCATTCGTTTTCGTTAACAGAACTTATATCCAATGATTTCCCATTCATTGTTGTCGATCTGTTTGTAAACCGGTCGGACACAAAGTCCATCTTCTTTTATGCCAAATCCAGTTCCTGAGATGATCTCTTCTACTTCCCAACACTGTAAATACTGTTCTCCATTCCAACCACTGAGAGCGATCGGTCTTCCTTCGACCTCAACAATTTCGATCTCTCTGCTTCCTGTCCAAGTTCCAAGTGTGCTCATATTGTTTCATCCTCTTAATCTTTCCAAAAACAATACAGACAGTTATGAGGACATTTCTTTCTTGGTGTTAAAAGTTCCGTTTTACAGGCAAGACAATGACATCCGTTTCTTCCTTGTGGGTTCTCAGGAAATCTACCGTCATATTTAATTCCCATAATCTGCAGATCCTCTGTACTGATACATCCTTTAATCCGAAATGTCGCTGGGAATTTATATGCGAGTATGTCCTCTGCGCATGTATCAAATTGATAAGGGTACTCACTTAATGCGTTTCCGACAAGATTACGTTGTTTATCAGACGGATAGAAACTTCCACCATACATAGGCGTGAATCCAAGTTTTTTATAACGTTCCCGTACATGCGGATACTCATCCACGATTGAAATACGATATCGGATCTCATTTTCAGGTAAACCTAATGAATGATAGTAACGCAACATCTCGGAAACTCGTTTGATACCCTTTTCGGTTGGGAAAATAGGATCAATCCGCAATACCATTCTGCTTGCTGGAAATCCAGACTCAATCAATTTCTTCATCTGTGAAAGCTGCTGTTTGTAGTCCGGGACATTTGGTTCCATTCTTGTGTGTCCCCATCCGGTACATGTACAATGCACTACGATAGGAACCTCATTCATATGGCTTAAAACCTTTTTGATGAATGTGTCGTTTAAGTTCTTTGTTATAAGGATGACTCCATCGATTTCCTTTAATTTGTTTTCCCATCTGAAGTCGACGCCAGCATCCCCGTACTCTGTGATTCCAATTCTCATGTTATCCTCCTTGTTCTCCTTGTTTTGAATATGTTTTTTATCACTATAAATATGGTTTTCTGGGAGCCAAACTAATTTGAAAACAAAAAAAAGAAACCAACATTCCTGTTGATTTCTTTTTCCGTATCTCATTCACATGTGATTAAGATTTTGCCATACCAAGCCTCTCCAGACACTTCGAATTCATATCCTTTATAATCGATGCTATGTGTCCAATCACACTGCCATCCATTGAATTCAATTTCCGTCCCATAATGTAACTCAAAATCATTTTCAAAGTCACCGGATACGACATGTATGATCTGTATTTCCATTTTCTCTTTTTTAACAGACGCAATCCAGCTATCTAAAAGCTTTTCGACTTCCTCTTTTGCTCCGGTCTTTCTGTAGTCTATTTCATATCTCATGATTGTCTCCCTCTCTTACTCCATATCGATTGACTCCATCATTCTGCCTTCTCGTCCTTGTTCGAATACAGAACACATATAATCACCGATAAATTCCGCAATCTCATCTCGATTTATACATTTGTTTCCATTTTGTTTATCGTATTCCACGTCCGGACACAGATGTTGCAGCCCATATTGGTCACACATTTTGTTTATCTGATCACAGGCTGCGATTGCCGTGTCCAAACAATCTGCTGTTTTAGATTCGAGCTCCTCAATGTATTCTACATATCGTTCAGAAGTAATATGTTCATCATTTGCCAATGTCCGAGCTACAGAATGTCCGTATGATTCCTTATAAACCGCGTCAAAATAGGTTTGTAACATATGAAACCGCGCATTTACGAATGCAATATCTGATTCAATTTCATCGCGGTCAAAATCTCGGTTCATAATTGCCGTAATCAAGTCATTTACACTACTCATTTCGTTTCCACCTTTCTCGAGTCTCATTTACGCCCTTCCACAATATTATATACCATAATAAGGCTCAAAATTGCGGAAACTCGTCATAATTCCCCAAAATCATCGTCATCATATTCGACGTCTTCCATAGAATCCCCACCAGCATCGTCATTGGCAACCCCACTTTTGTATTCGAACTCTCCGTATGCATTTTGATCCATGTCGCCTGGATTGTATGCATGCTCTGGATTTCTGCCTGCATCTTTCGCAATCTCATACGAAACATCAAGTGCCGGACGGTCACCATATTTCATCTCATTGTCAATGATAAGCTGATCCATAGTTCTGCCTTCACGTCCCTGCTGAAATACGGAATACACATATCGACCAACAAAATCTGCAATCTCTCCTCTGTTTACGCACTTTTCTTTATTGATTGGATCGACTTCGACTTCCGGACACAGATGATCGATTCCATACATATCACACTGACGATTGATCTGTTCACAGGCTGCGATTGCCATATCATGTGCGTGTTTTCTTTTTCCATCAAGATTAACGACCATATCCTGATAGGCTTCTGGTGTCATCATCCCTCCGTGAACTAATGTTAACGCAGTAGAGCTACCGTAAACATGTTCGTAAACTGCATTAAAGTATTTCCGAAACTTATCAAATCGTTCGTTTACAAAACTTATGTCTTCGTTAATATATTCCTGTGAATAATCTCTGTTTGCAATTGCCTTCAACAAGTCATTTACACTACTCATAATGGTTTCCTCCATATCTTCATTTTTCATAAATATGTGCGGAGACCTCCCTATGTATGGCAAGAAAAAAAAGACGCCACTTGAATAAGCAGTGTCTTTCCTTGTTTGTTAAAGTTCCTCAAAGTGATCCATAATGTATTCTGCCGCTTCTTTCGCAAATACAGAATCATCTATGAACTTGCCAAAATATGACTGAGTAATGACGGATCCAATCGGGTTTGGTTCAAAAGTAAGAACCTTTTTGTCATCAAGTATATCAATCACAGGCAATAACCCTGTACTTAATACAGGAGTGAACTGTGGAAAGATAATATCCATTTCTGGTCTTCTGTATATAGAATACACGAATTGAATATTTCCTTCGTCGTCTCTAATCAGGTATTCCTTTTTCTTTTCTTTCGAATGCTTTTCGTCAAGTTCGATATTCTTCTCATCAAACATAGCATTTCTCCTTTCCTCTTCTCTTATTTGTATTCTAAATATGTGTTGCGACAAAGCAGCATGAAAATTTTATATCCCATGGTTAGTATACCGTTATTGTTACCAAAAGAAAAGAGACCACATGAATGCGATCTCTATAAATCCTCTCCGACATCAAAATCGTCTGTATTATCCTCTAGGTTGTTTGTTTCTGGAATATTTTCTGATTCTTTTTGTCTTTCATGGTACATTGATATCGTTGCTCCGTTTTCGAATTCGTAAGCCATATCAACCTTTAATGCATAGTTATTTGCAATTGTTATGGCTCTTTCTTCTGGAAATCCATATGATGTATATAAAGCAATTGTCTCTTCAACCGTTGGAAGTAAATCTATATTTACTAACTGTCTGTTTTTTATGTTCTTAACCATTTTTTCTTCAGAATCGTAAAAACTTGTAATTGGTTGCTGCAATAAGCTTAATCTTGTATGAACCGTTGATGATTCTTTGAAAAACATACTATTACCAGAGTCATATATTGGTGCTGGACCTAGATATTGCATTGTGTTTGAATCTCTTAGAATACCAAAATTTCCAAGATGTTCGTCTGTATTACTGATAATGAAATCTGTTAACGTCTGATAATCCATAAAATTACTAATTTCTTGAGCTTCAATTCCTAATTTTGCACATATCCGAATATAGTTATCATATAATGATTTGTCATTTTGCAATTTCGATCCTTCGATAACTTCATATGCGGATACTAATTCAACAGAATCGTTTGTAAATGCATCGCATCTACAATAAAGACCATTATCCTCTGTATGTCCAGCAAGATAAGGAACATAAGGGATTGTCGTTTCTTGTAAATCATGCAAATAAGTTGCAAAAGCCTCATTTATCGCCTGCTGTCCAAAATACTTATAACTTTCTTTCACAAGCGTTGGAAATTGTGTTTCGATATCCCAATATTTTTCCATTTGTCCACCTAATGCGGCATTCGAATCATAAGAAGTTGCATTGTGATATGGAACTTTATTGTCAGAAAATGGATTCATACTTGATAACTTCACATCTTCATATTTTACATCCATATCCAGTGGTCGAATCCAATAAGAATCTGTCATTGATAGAGCAAGATTTTTTGCCAGATACATTTTTGTATTCGTACATCCAGCTTGTTTTAATACTTCCTGCATCATTTTTCGAGAAGCAGGAACAGCTCTCCCTTCCCACCAATGTTTCATTCTTCTCGTATCTGCATTTCCCAAAAACGGTGATAACCCACTTCCGTTGTCTTTATATATTTTTAGAGTCCCTGTTTCGTCATCGATAATTAGACTTCCACAAACATCATTTTTATGCATTAATGCGTATTGACTCATAGCAATGCCTCCCATTCTCGTTTTTCATTATCATAATCTTCAATCATCATTTCAGGTACTTGTTTCCGATAACAATCATATAAATCTTGACACATATTTTTTAGAGTGAGCAACATTAAATCTTCATTATTATCTAGTATATGCAACTCTATTCCACTATTCGTTACTTTCCAATAATATCGATATCCAAGATAAGTTCCTTTTCCGTTTTCGAGAAAAGCAATGTTGTTCAGAATCTCATCTATATTGCAATTCAAATATAAACTAAGCTTATATACTGTTTCTGCTGCTTTGTTGTTAATATTTTTCTTATCATTGATCAATTCATTCAATGTTGTATATGGAATTCCACTCTCTTGACTGATTTTATATATGCTTTTCCCAGTTTCTTTTATTTTTTTCTTTAAACGGTCATTCATTGATTATCACTCCTTTGTGTTCATTATAACGCAATTACGTTATATGTCAAGTAAAGTCTAAAAGAAAAGAGACCACATGAATGCGATCTCTCTTCTGTTTTTTAGTTATGATTCCTTATCTCCCAAAGTTTGATACCTCTCATATTGCAAATGAATCCCAAAAGATCCGATTTCTCAGAAAGGAACTTCTCATACTGGCGACGTTCTTTGATATCTACAGGATCCCAGCCTTGTTCCTCCATAATTTCTGCCTGGCTTCCGAGACAAGCATCTACAGAATCATAATACGCTTCTTTCAGTTTCTCATCTGACATTAATGCAGCTTCCTGAAAGATCATGTTTTTCTCTGATTTCTTCATATTGTTTCCTCCTGCTAATATCCGATATATACCGGAAATCCATCAAAATCGTAGTTTCCATACTCTGTTTCGTTATCCATGTCTTCGATTACCTCAGATACATTCCGAATCAGATTATCATAATCGTAATCTAATTCTTCAGCAGCATCCAATGAAATAAAACCAATAGCACAACTACTGTTTGCCTGCACTTCGATTGGAATTACCTGTTCGCATTCGAGCCTGCCGACGAGTTCTGTGATCTCTTCTATTGTAATCCCTTCGTCTAACGGCTTTTGAATGAATGCGGCTTTTGGAATGACACGATTTTCTTCGACCTTCGTTTTGTCTGTAACGATTCCACCATGATCGAATCCATCGAATTTAGCAATCCAGAACCGATCGCATCCGTTTGCGTCTTTTTCAAAGTTAAAATCATTTGCGTCAAGTGGTGTTCTCTGTTTTACTTCTTCACAAACAGGAGAAAATATATTTACCATATATCTTCCGCATTTTGGACACATGAGGTAATTTCTTCCCAAAATCATCCGAAATTTAAGCTCGCATCCGCAACCACAATTTCCAACTATATCACCAAACGGACTCATTGGTAACTTCCAGTTAAGATGATCGCAAGCTTCTTTAAAACTCATTACTTTGTAATCAGTAACATCTTGTAATCTTTTCTTTTCCATACTTCACTTTTCCTCCTTTATTTCGTATGCTTTGTTTTTGTACTCTAAATATGGGTTCAACTCTTCGCATACAAAACAACCGGAGGTACACAAAAGCCTACTCCACTAAATTGGAATAGGCTCTTTCGTTTGTTTCTTATTTGTTTTTCAATTCCTTTCTATATTTTTTGCTGTATCTGTCTAAGATTTTGCAAACAATATAGGTATTTGTCTGTTGTTCGTTTTCAGGTATGGTGTCTTCCGGAATATCCAAATACTCAGCCAGAAAACACAATGCTTTCTGAGCGTCCATTGGTGGGTTGCAGAGACCGTAATCTTCCTGCTTTGCAAGCCAGTCTGTTATCGTTTCTGTCTGATCTTTCTTGTCTTTAATGATCCAGAACCGCTCATTTATTGAACGACAAGCCGGATTCAAAGAAATCAGACTTGACATTTGTTTTCCGCAATTACCACATCTTATTTTTTGTATGCCAGTAGCGCCTTCATTGTATTCAATTTCACTGTTTCCGCAGTCACAGGATATGATGTAAAGTTCATCTTGGTAAGAGTCATCGTTTATGGCTATAAGATTCCAATTCAGGGATTTTGTAGCTTCTTTAAAACTCATAACTCTACAACCTATTACGTCTCTCAATCTTTTCTTTTCCTCCTTTGTTTTCGTATGCATTTGTTTTGTTATCCTAAATATGGACTCAATACTTCGCATACAAAACAATCGGAAACAAAAAGAGAGACCAACCAATTGGTCAGTCTCTGTTTCTTGTTAGTCGACTCTGATTCCAGTACATTCGTAAAAAATATCTGGATCAAAGTTTGGAATCGCCTTGATGATTTCTTTATCGTCTATATCAAGACTATCCCACCACATCTGACAACATTCAGACTCATCAAGCTCCTTAAGATATCCATCTGTTGTCTTATATGTTGAGTGTGCTACTTTTTCTTCATCCGTCATGTTGTCTGTACTCACCCATTCAGCAGCACTCTTTGGTATCTGTATCAGTAATTCCCTGGCATTTGAGTCTAACCAGTCCTGATAGGTCATATCTGACGGTTTGTCGAACAACATGATTTTGTGTTCTTTTACATTGAAACAACCTGCGTTGAAAGATGAATTGTTAAAATCCCCAGTATTGAAGCTTCCGCTGTTCATATTCCCGGTGTTCCTGTCCCCGGTGTTTCCACTCCCGGTGTTGCATTTCCCGGTGTTGCAGTTTCCGGTGTTCCAGTCCCCGATGTTCCCGCTTCCGGTGTTGCAGTCCCCGGTGTTGCAGTTTCCGTTGTTCCAATCCCCAGTATTCCAATCCCCGGTGTTGAAGTCCCCAGTGTTACAGTGCCCGGTGTTCCTGCTTCCGGTGTTCCTGTTCCCGGTGTTCCTGTTTCCGGGGTTGCTGTTTCCGGTGTTGCAGTTTCCGGTGTTCATGTCTCCAGTATTTCCTAATCCTGTATTATCTTTTCCAGTATTTACGATTGTTAAGAGTTCCATCCAAGGAATCTCTCTTACAATATGGATTTTATTTGTGCAGGACTTGTCGCCGTCTGTTCTTACCTTACCATAAGCAATGACTTCGGCAACTTTGTTGTTGCTGTCAAATTTGTAATAATTGAAGCAGTCGGCAGCCTTTTCGCAAAAATGAAATCCTCGGTCACAGCAACTTGGTTTAACATCTTCCTCAAATGTTTTTCCTACCTCATACTGAAAATTTCGGCAAGTCCAGTCTGGATTAAATACTTTAAATCCATGTACTGGTTCGTGATTTGTTACATTATTACTCATTTTTCGTTTCCTCCTTTTTGTGTGCTAAATTTATTTGTTATCCTAAATATGGTATTAAATACTTGCACACAAATACTTTGAAAACGAAAAGAGAGACCAACCAATTGGTCAGTCTCTGTTTCTTGTTAGTCGACTTTAATTCCAGTACATTCGTAAAAAATATCTGGATCAAAGTTTGGGATCGACCTGATGATGTCTTTGTCTTTTGTTTCAAGATTATTCCACCACAACTGACCACATTCAGACTCGTCAAGCACTTTCAGGTAACCGCCTGTTGTCTTGTATTTCGGATACTGTTCCTTTTCTTCATCAGTCATGTCGTCTGACCAAATCCATTCAACAACATCCTTTGGTATCTGATTCAATAACCATCTTGCATCAGATTCATACCAATCACGATAGGTTAGGTCTGACGGTTTATTGAACAGCAATATCTTCTGTTCTTCTGTATTGAAACAACCAGTATTAAAAGATGACTTATTCCAGTCCCCGGTGTTCCTATTCCCAATGTTCCTGTCCCCAGTGTTCTTATCTCCAGTATTCTTGTACCCGGTGTTATTGTCTCCGGTGTTCCCATACCCAGTATTCCAATTCCCGGTATTAAAATTCCCGGTGTTGTAGCTTCCGGTGTTTCTGTCTCCGGAGTTCTTGTCTCCGGTGTTACAATCCCCGGTATTCTTGTCCCCGGTATTAAAATTCCCGGTGTTACAGTCCCCGGTGTTCCTTCTCCCGGTGTTGCAGTCCCCGGCGTTCTTGTTCCCAGTGTTGCAGCGACCCGTGCAATTCTTTCCAAGGTTGACGATCCGCAAGACTTCATCCCACGGGATTTCACGCACAATTTCCAGTTTGTCAGTGCAAGACTTATCACCTACTGTTCTCACCTCACCGTAAGCAATGACTTCTGCAACCTTGTTTTCACTGTTGAACCTGTAATAATTGAAACAGTCGGCAGCAGTCTGGCAGAAGTGCATGCCATGACCACAAACATCAAGTTCTCCTTCTTCCTCAAACTTTCCGGGACACGTGTACTGTTTAGGATTGTTTCTTGTTGGATCACAAGTCCAATCAGGTCTGAATACTTTAAATCCGCGTACAGGTGTGTTCGTTTTATTACTCATTTTTTTTTCTTTTCCTCCTTTATCTGCATACATTTGTTTTGTTATCCTAAATATGGAATGAATGGATTTGTGTTGTAAGTTTTCATACACATACAAAAAGAACCCGCATAATGCGAGTCCTTCTGTTTGTTTCTGCTTTAGATTCCAAGATCGAATTTCATCTGTGGATTCTTCTTTGCAATTTCTTCTCTTGGATATCCGATCAGTTTAAAATCATCAATCGTGAAATCGAAAAAGTTTGTTTTCTCTGTATCCAGAACAAATCTTGGATCACAATCAATTGTATTTCGATTAAAAACGATTTCTTTTGCCTGACTCAAATGTCTGTCATAAATCTGCACGTTTTCACTTACATGCGTGAAAACACCAGGTTCGCATCCACAATGTTTTGCGACCATTAACTGAAGCGCCACATACTGCATCTCATTGATTGATGCGGATACGATAAAGTCACTGGACCGCTGATTCATGAGCATATCCAGATACAATTTACCGTCGATTCCTCTTCTTACATTCCAGATCGTTTCATAACAACATGGATTCAATCCTTTGGTTGTTCCGCCTGTTTCGTCTGAAAAATCGTCTTCCTGCCACATGCACATGATATGACGGCGACCAAATGGATCGGCTGTTAATCCATTCAGTAACTTATTGATCAGGTTATGTCTTTTTACAGTTGCTCCATATCTGCAGCCAATTGTTCCGTCGCCAATATCCCACTGGTCCCAATATTTGATACCAAGATCATGGAGATCTGACAGCTTATTGCTCTGCATCTGGTAGATCCATAAGATTTCTTTGACTGCTGATTTCCATGCGATCGGTCTCAATGTCAAAATCGGGCACTCACCTTTTGCTAAGTCGTATCTTGTAACAACATGGTTAATGGATAACGTATGAGCCGGGACATAAACGGTTACATCTGAGCCGTTTGTAAATGCAGTTCCTTCTTCAATTTCGATCTTGTTTCCGTCTTCTGTGATCACATATTTGCAATCATCAGAAAGATGCGCATTATGATACATATCTTCATAATGTGGTCTCGGATTTTCGTCTCTGAATCCATTTTGCAGGATTTGGTAAAGAATCGCTTTCTGGTTCTGATCTCCTACTGTTCCGAATGGACATGTTTTCTTTGTTTCTGACATTTTGTTTCCTCCTCTATTATGTGCTTTATTGTTTGTTATCCTAAATATGTGATAAGATGATTGCATGCAAAATAACCGGAAACAACCATTCGAATCCATAACAAAAAGAGCCTGCACATTTGCAAACTCTAATTGTTTCGGGTTATTCGTCTTCGTCAATAGCTTCGACTACTTCACCATTGATACAGCGATAATAAGTATCTGCTTTAATATTAACACCATCTACGATCACCATTTTCGCTCCAACCAACTGCCATGCGTCTTCTTCGTTTAGTGTATATCTGACACATTTCCAATCAGCCAAAACAAGACGAGAGCCAATACAGCCTTTTGCTTTTGATTTATATCCCCATGCAACAGCAATTCCTGTATCACTTTCAACAGAAGCAAAACTATCTCTCCCTGTTGTCGTTGATACACATCCATATCCATTCGCTGATGATACTGATTCCTCTTCTGTTGTTACTGAAACACTATGATTTCCAGTAGCAGACGAAACGCTATAACATCCGGTTGTCCCGGATATGCTGTGCATTCCCTCTGTTGACGATACGCTGTTTTTGCCAGTTACTGCCGAAATACTATCGTATCCAGTTGCAGATGCAATGCTATTATAACTAGTTGCTGTTGACGTTGCTGACGATCCATCTGCTATTGATGTGCTAAAACTCTCAGTAACGGATGCAGATGATTCTGGTCCATATACAGCAGCAGCTCCATAGGATCTAGTATTTGATGCAACACAACCGTATCCTCCTTTAGATACAACATTATGATTACTTATAACCGATTCGACTCTACTTGCTCCTTTATAAACAGAGACTTCTTTAGCTTTTTTATAAATGAAATCATACGCGCTCAACGCAAGTTCTGTAAATGATAACTTAGGTCCAATTTTGATATCAGTAGCACTCATATTTGTATCAAGAGTGCTTTTATCGATATCTCCTGATAACTCTACTTCATGGTATTCGCTTTCTGTTGGTCCGTAATGTGTGAAGCAATCCAATGGGTATTCACATGCATGAAAACCAGTTTTACGACATTTTGCTTTTTCTTCATGATACGATTTTCCTTCCTCGTATCGAAATCCTCTGCATGTCATGTCTTTTCTAAATCCTTTCGTTGCTTTCATTTCGTTTCCTCCTTTTATTATGTGCAAATTGTTTGTTATCCTAAATATGTGCTAAGATAAACGCACACAAAATAAACGGAAACAAACAAAAAGAGCCTGCATATTCGCAAGCTCTAATTGTTTCTGATTATTTTTGTTTCTCTCTAAGTTCGTTATACAGATCCCGCATTGTCATATGACGAGAACAAAGAATACGAACCATTAAATGCATACAGGATATTGCCTGTTTCGCTGCTGTTTGTAATTCGTCTGTGGTTGGGTCTTCCATAGTTTCATCATTGAGCAGACTCAAATTCCAGATTGCATCATTAATCTCTTCAACCTGTTCCATAACAACATAATCCGTATTACTTATCGGTGGTTTTACATCGTCTTCTTTCTTATCTTGACACATTTCAATCGCCATCATCAGGTTCGCGTAAAGTGTCTGAGAATCAAAACTGTCGACTACTTCGTATCGCTGTTCGCCAAGACAATGACAAAGCAATGTAAGTTCCTCTTGGCTGAACTCAATGATACGTTTCTCTTTTGCTGTGTTAAGTATCTCCATATTTTGTTTCCTCCTTTTTTTTGTGTGCAAATGTATTTGTTATCCTAAATATGTGACGAAACAAACGCACACAAAAGAAATGGAAACGAAAAGAGACAACCACGATGGTCATCTCTTTACTTTGTTTTTAAAATTCATATTCAACTGCATCTTGCCGATCCACGAAGAAATGAAGTCCAGGAGCGCATTCATTCCATCGATTATCATCAAAGTCAGGTACTTCTGCGATTTCTCCAACTCGATAAATAAAACAATGATTATATATCGATTTTATTTCCTGTAATCCGCTATCAGATCCGTCTATATTCTCTATCGCCAAGACCAATGCTTTACTACACCTGCATTTCTTTGTTGTTGCAGATGATCGTTTTGCGTCTTTACAAATCTGAAGCTTTACAATCTTTTCAGAGACTGCTTTTTTATAACCAATGAATGAACCAGTTTCTGGACATGCGATCGGATAATCGATTTTTGTATCTTCACTGATCACTGCACAGACTATATCTGTATTTTGAAGTTTTACACCTCTAAGATTCGCACCTCTAAGATTCGCTTTGCACAAATTTGCATCTCTAAGATCTGCTCCGGACAGATTCGCATATCTAAGATCTGCTCCGAATAAACTTGCCTCTCTAAAATCCGCATTTCTAAGATCAGCTCTTCTAAGATTGGCTTCGTATAGAATTTTATTGCTAAGATCCGCTCTCATGTTTTCCCATCCGTCAATATCCTTATTAAGATAATGCTGATGATTTTCGACGATCTTGTTTAATTGTTCCTGTGTCATACTTCGTTTCCTCCTTTTTAATATCATGATTTTTGTTATCCTAAATATGGATTCCAGTAGTTGTATGTTAAGTTAAGTACATAAACATATTTGGAATACAAGCTTCGCGTTTAGAAAAAGACCCTCGCATACAATGATTATGGATCCTAGTTCTACAAACAACTCCAACAGATCCTAAAATTCAGATTCATGACCAGACAGATCAAAATCATAAAGGTATGCAATTGTGCTTATGAACAAAATCAACCATGAAAACATAACTCCTAAGAGCAGAATTACTGCCATGTTCGATCCCTCATTTTTCTATGATTTTGTTAACTATAATTAATAGGCTCACTTCTTGAAAACCTCGTCAGGGAACACACAAAAAAAAGAGCCAGATTATTCTGACTCTCTTTGTTTTTTTTGTTATTCGTTTTCGCTGTTATCTGGAAATGAAAATCCGACGTCCCAATATTTCAAACTTTAAGTGACGTCCGCCTATACTGAAACCTACTTCCTACTCAAGATAATTTCTCAAGATAATTGAACTACTAATGTTCAATTATAGAATTACTAATGTTCAGTTATAGGCGTGCAGATCAGTTAGAATGTATTCATATCTTGCTTTCTTATAATCAATGAATGATCCCGTTTCTGGATAATCAATTTTTTGCCCCCAAAAGATTTGCCTTCCTAAGATCTGCTTCTCTAAGATCTGTATCCCTCAGATCTGCTTCCCTAAGATCTGTATACCTAAAATCTGCCCCTCTAAGATCTGCATACCTAAAATCTGCTCCTCTAAGATCTGCATACCTAAAATCTGCTCCTCTAAGATCTGCTTCCCTAAGATCTGCCCCTCTAAAATCTGTATGCCTAAGATTTGCTTCTCTAAGATCTGCATGATAAAATTTTGAATCGTTCAAATTTGCATATCGTAAATCTTTATGTGACAAATTCAAACCACTTAGATCATAATCTGATAAATCTGCTTGCGTTTCCTCCCATTCGTCAATATCCTCATTGAGATAATGTTGATGGCATTTAATCATCTTATTTAATTGTTCCTGTTTCATACTTTGTTTTCTCCTTTTTAATATCATAATTTTTGTTATCCTAAATATGGGTTCTAGTAGTTGTATATTGAATTAAGTATATAGGAATACTTGAAATACAAAATTCATATCTGTCTCAGAAAACCTCGTCATAGGAAACATACAGAAAAAAAGAGCCAGATTGTTCTGACTCTCTTTGTTTCCTGTTATTCGTTTTCGCTGCTATCTGGAGCCGCTATCGGGTGACTAAATGTACTGCAATTGGTTTATAATATCTTTATCATAGAACCAATTTGTTCATAAGCTTGTAGCATAATATTTTTCGTTTTCTACATACTTATTCCATTCTGTTATACGATTGACGGCTACATTTTTCATTTCTCATCTTCTGATTCATTTGCAAACTCTACAGCTTTACTTGCTGATATATTGTATCAAAATCAAAATTAATCCAGCAAGCAAAAACATTGTACTCCAATATTTAATAGTATAATTGTTTTTCGTATAACGATTTATAGTACGAATAATAAAACTTATAACAACAACCAAACACAAAAATAACATATTAATACCCTCCTTTTATTTATATATATATTGTTTTCTTAAATATGGTTTCTTTTGTTTATAATAAAGCTCACTTTTCGAAAACCTCATCATCGGAAACACACAAAAAGAGCCCACCAATATGGCAGACTCTCTTCGTTTTTTTCACTATTCGTTTTCTCCACCATCTGGACTTTCAATATCCAATTCCGAAATTTCAATATATTCCATAGCGTTTACAACCTTCTGATTATAGCACCAGTTTGTCCATGGACTTGATGCCCAGTATTTACTACTATGAACATCCTGATTCCATTCTTTCACATCTTTAATGACCTGCACTTTGGATACATCTTCGTTGTCTGAGTCAACAGCATGAACTTCAGCAATTATTGATTCATACTCAATTTGATTTTTAACAATAATCTCCTCTGCACTAATATGAGAATACAAAATAACCGTTCCCATACAGATCAATCCAACAACACCAACTAGTATAAAACTAACCTGAGCGAAAAAAGTACAATCATCATTTTTATACTCAACCAAAATAAGTCTGAGTAAAATTCCAATAGCCAAACATGCAGTAAATATTAATACTAATAACATATCTTTTGTCCTCCTTGAATATATGTTTATAATATATAAGGCTCATATTTCAGAAACCTCGTCAGAAAACACACAAAAAGAGCCCACCAATATGGCAGACTCTCTCTGTTTTTCTTATTTGTTGCTGTCTGGAGTCGGAACGTTCCATTCCGGAACTTCGATGTACTCCATTTTGCCCACTACCTTCTGGCTATAACACCATGAAGTCCATGGACTAGATGCCAAGTATTTCTGACGATGAACTTCTTTGTTCCATTCGTTCACGTCTTTGATAACTAAGACTTTTGATACGTCCTCGTTATCTGAGTTAACAGCCTGAACCTCGGCAATAATTGCCTCGTATTCAAACTGATTCTTTGAGATCTGTTTGGTCGCCTCAACGTGGGAACACAGGATTATACATCCTGTGATGAGAAACCCCAAAGATCCGACAAAGAGCGACAATATTTCGAAAACAGCGACAGCTGTGATCTCATTATTTCCGAATTTATATAGCAAAATTCCAGAAACTAAAAGTGCAACAAAAATTAAAAAAATTAACATAATAACATCCTCCTTTGAATGTGTGTGTGATTTTATTGGTTATTCTAAATATGGTATGCGTCATTCTCATATAAAAAGAAAAAGAACCCACACATGTCTGTGCATGTATGGATTCTGTTCTTTTCGTACGTTTGAATCAGTTATAAATAAATCAAGTTTCTAGCTCTTTCAAAACGAAGTATGCTATCGTAATGATTCATTTTAACGTATCCCGGATCGAGATCATAAACTTTGTTATCAACAATGGCAATAACCTTTTTGATATCTGTATCTTCTTTCAGTTTGAAGATCACGTCATATGGTGTTGGATTTTTGCTTATGCCACATCCTGAATTCATTACTGGGAATTCCTTACTATCGGCAACCAAGCATAATGAATTCGGATATTTCTTTGATAATGTTAGATAAGCGATCGTTCTGCTATCACCGTCCGGCAGTACAACCTGCATATCGTACCCAATTTGTGAGTCGCTCCAATCCATGTTTAAGAATTCGTCTCTTGTCATAATATTTTCCTCCTTTTTCGTATGCGTTTGTTTTGTTATCCTAAATATGTGATGCATGATTCACATACAAAACAAAAGAGCCTACCAATAGGCAGACTCAATTTGCTTTTAGTACAATATTAGATATACAAGGCAACATATTACTGTTAGAACCCCAAACATAAGACTATAAACTGCAGAAATTGATGATATTCGTGATATTATTTCGTCTTCCACAATTCCGTCTTTCCTTTCTATTGCGACTGTTAAAAGATATACAATTCCCGAAACCGAAAAAATCATATCTGATATTTTGATGATTGTTAATAACATTGTATTTCCTCCTTTTCGTGTATTATTTGTTATCCTAAAATTTGTTATCCTAAATATGGGATTCATAGTTCGCATACAAAACAAAAGAGCTACCACGTCGGTAACTCCATTTGTTTCTCTTTTTAGCCTGTAAATCCGCCCGTATTAACTCTCAGACAATACTTGAAATTATCTTTGATCAGTCTGTTAATCGTCTGACGGATCTCGGTAAGGTCGTCTTCTGGATACAGTATCAGCATCTGATATAGCTTTTTGACTGGGATTCCCTCTTTAATATTCACGTCATAGTCATCACAGAATGAATACGCTCCCTGATTTCCAATCATTTTTAGAATATCTTTTCGTTCTTCTTTTGGCATGTCCGGATAACATAATTTTGGAATTACAGGAATTAACAACTCTCCAGTTACTTGAATAGCCTCTTTGAGCGCATCAAGATACTCTTCGTCTGTATTCTCACTATCCAGTTCTGTATAATATCTGGCACAATAAGTACAGAATTCAGATAATCCCCACATATAGTTATATCGAAGCTTGTTGAGTATGATTTTACTTGGATTCACTGTAAAAATATCCACAATGTACTCTGGCGGAATGACACCATCGTAATTGTATTCATCAGATACATTTCCCTGGTCGACTAATTCCATTTTGTCTTCGTCTGGAACCGCAATTTTGATCACAGTATTTGTCCCAAGCATGATTGACCAGGCATCAATACTACTTTCGGAACACAAACAAAGTCTTTCTTCTTTGTCTCCGATTGATTTTGACCGTTTCCCAAGCATTGGTTTTAATCCTTCTTTCTGGATCGCGGTAATAAATTCTGGCTGTGTCAAATGATAATAGTAATTCATTTCGTTTCCTCCTTTTTCGTATGCAGTATGTTTTGTTATTCTAAATATGGAACTAAGATGTGCATACGAATGAACGGAAACAAAACAAATCAAAACAAAAAGAGCTACCGTATTGGTGACTCACTTTGTTTTTAGTTAGTTAAGATCCACTGTATATGCAATTGGATACCAGTTCCATCCAGGTCTAACTTTTGAACAATAATAGTTCATAAGTGTTTCTGGTGTACGTCCTAACTTTCCATAGTCTTCCGATTCACACAAAACAGAATGAGTTTCCATGATTTCGTTCATAACCTGACAGATATGAACATAAACGTCATCTGTAGCAACAATAATAATCGGTGTTGTTTCATCCCCTTCATCAAATTGGAAATTAAGATTAATTGGTATAATATTCATTTCGTTTCCTCCTTTTTCGTATGTAATATGTTTTGTTATCCTAAATATGGAACTAAGATGTGCATACGAATGAACGGAAACAAAACGAATCAAAACAAAAAGAGCTACCGTATTGGTAACTCTCTTCGTTTTCGATTATTCCATTACACTTTCCGGAATCTCAATGTGTTCCATCGCTTCAATAACTCTCTTGTTGTACAACCAGTTTGTCCACGGATTTTTGAGTCCCTTTTGTGCGTTTTCTACTTTTTCGTTCCATTCATTCACACACTCAATGATTATTTCTTTCTCTTCATAATTTGGATTCTCTTCCAGCAAACAAACACTTGCAAACAGCAATACGTATTCCTTATTATTGTTTGCAATATCCGAATCCGCACTATTATGCTGATTCCAGATCGACTCAAACATTAATGTAAGCCAAATGAAACCCAATACTAAAAACAGACTACCGAAGAAAACACCTGCATTCTTCTTCTTTGTTTTCCTCTTTTGGATAACGCTGATTGCAATGATAGCGATTCCGATAACAATAAATACGATTCCCATTAATACCATTAACATGATTTTCGTTTCCTCCTTTTCGTATGCAATATATTTTTGTTATCCTAAATATGGAACTAAGACGTGCATACAAATGAACAGAAACAAAGCAAAACAAAAAGAGCCACCATATTGGCAACTCTCCTCGTTTTTCGATTATTTAATCAGGTTTTCCGGAATCTCAATGTATTCCATCGCATCAATAACTCTCTTGCTGTACAACCAGTTTGTCCACGGGCTTTTAAGATATCGTCTCCCGTTATCTACTTTTTCGTTCCATTTGTCGATGCACTCGATGATTGCATCTTTTTCTTCATAGTTCGGATTCGTTTCTAACAAACATACACTTGCAGATAATAATACGTATTCATTGTTATTGTTTGCAATATCAGAATCCGCACAGCTATGTGCTTCTAATATTATCAAAGCCATCGTCATTACCCATGTGATTCCAACTACCAAAACAAAGCTACCTATACACAAAGCACCCATTTTGTTTTTCTTCGCTGTCTTATTTTGGGTAACTCCGATCCAGATGACAACAAATCCTACAACAACAAACATAATTCCTAATAATGTAAATAACATTTTCGTTTCCTCCTTTTCGTATGCAATATGTTTTGTTATCCTAAATATGGAACTAAGACGTGCATACGAATGAACGTAAATAAAGCAAAACAAAAAGAGCTGCCCTATTGGTAACTCTCTTCGTTTTCGATTATTTAATCAGGTATTCCGGAATCTCAATGTATTCCATTGAGTCGACTATATTCTTGTTCCATAACCAGCTGGTCCACGGATCTTTGAGATACTTTCTTCCGTTATCTACTTTTTCGTTCCAGTCGTTGACACTTTCAATGATTGTATCCTTTGCTTCATCATCCGGATTCGCTTCGAGCAAACGAATATTCGCACACAACATTACGTATTCTTTCTGATTGTTTGCTATCTCCGAATCCTCTTTTGTGCGCTGCAATCCGATAATTTCGAATACAAATGCCATCCATGCAAATCCAACCGACAGAAATACAATTCCAAAGTATTTGCCTACCTTCTTGAATTTCGGAACCTTAATACAGATCCAAATGATAATAATTCCAATAACTATTAATGCAATTCCCATCAATGCAATCAACATAATTTGTTTCCTCCTTTTTCGTATGCGGGTTGTTTTGTTATCCTAAATATGGACGAGAGGAAGGCATACTAAAGAGTGGAAACAAAATGATATAAAGAAAAGCCACACTTTGTTCTCTGTTGTGTGACTTTTCTTGGTATGAGGTGTATCGGACTAATCGGTTAATGCTGTGTTACTAAACGGATTAGTTCCCAATGTTACGTTGTTACCAAATGCTGTTGTTAGTGTTGATTTGCTTGTATATGTCTGTCCTTTATAGGTTACAGATGCTAAACTTATACAATCATTAAATGCCCCATTTCCAATGCTTGTTGCTCTATCTGGTATTGTGATTGAGGCTAAACTAATACAACCACTAAATGCACCTGATTCAATACTTGTTACGCTGGTTGAGACTGTAATTGATGTTAAATTAGTACAACGTGAAAATGCACTGTCTTTAATGTTTGTTACACTGTTTGGAATTGTGATTGCTGTTAGACCAGAACAACGAGAAAATGCATGGTCTCCAAGACTTATTACACCGTCTGGTACGGCAATTGAGGTTAAATTGGAACAACCGTAAAATGCATAACTTCCAATACTTGTTACACCGTTTGGTACTGCAACGTCTGTAAGCGAAGAACAATTATAAAATGTATTATTGCCAATACTTGTTATACTATCCGGTATCGTAATGTTTGTTAATGACGAACAACCATAAAATGCGTAATTTCCAATACTGGTTACGCTGTCTGGCATTACAATTGATTTTACTTCCGGTTTTGCCTGTAGTACGGAATACGCAGACGCTGGATCAGTTTTATAATTATTAAATGCATAGTCTTTACCTACATCGATTCCACTCTCTTCCCAAGTACAAACCATTTTTCCATCTGCATCATACAATCCTGCTACTAATTCTTTATTGATTCCGATCGCAAACTCAAAATTTCCTGACCAATCACCAGACGTAAGTTCGTTTGCTACAATATTACCTGTCGTGCTGCCACCATCCGGTAGATTCACCTGATCGGCTGCAAACTCTGTAATATCCTGTGTAATAGTTCCAGTGACCGCAGCCTTTCCATTCGAATCAGTCAATTGCAGGGTCGCATCAGGAGTAACAGTAACCGTCTCATTCCCGGAAATGTCACCATTTACTTTGACGCCATAAGTTGCACTCTTATTCTGTCCTAAAGTAATCGTCTTCGGAATGGTTACAGTAAAAGCGGAATCCTGTTCATATGTGATAGTTGCTCCCTGAGTACCTGTCGTTGTCGTTTCCTGTGTTGTGTTGTCCGGGTTTTCGGCTGCCAATGTTGGAATCGTAGGTGTCATCGTCATGATCGCAGCCAGAACAAGCAGACAACTCACTGCTTTTCGTTTCATAATATTTCGTTTCCTTTCTTTGTGTTCAAAACTAAATTGTTTACGAGTAACAGCCTAAATATGGTCGAAACACAAACAGAGGAAACGAAAAAGAACCGGAAACAAAACAATCTGAAAAGAACCGGAAACAAAACAATCTGTCTTCAAAATAGACAAAACCATAAGTATATCTTATAATGATGTATGTCAGTGATAACAAATACGAATACAACGGAGGAATTTGAAGTATGGGAAACTATTATGATACGAAATGTTTAGACTGTGAGTATGAATTTCATGCTATATACGGTCGACCTGGCAACAGTCAGAAAGAAAACAAAGTTGTGAAGTCAATCGAAGACGGTAACAGAACCGATGAACTCGCACTTGTGTACAAAACAATGGAACGCCCACGAATTGAAGTAAATTCGGTCCCGTTCTTTTGCAAACACTGTAGAAAACTCTTCACTTATGACGTAACTCTTGTTTGCGGAAAATATGGGACCTACGAAGAAAAGGTCGCACATTGTCCGGACTGTAATGAGATTTCCTACCTGCCGATCCCACAAACAGTATTCATGAAACAAGAAAAGGGATCCTGCTGCCCGTGTCCGAAATGCAACGGGTACGGATTTGTGGTTATAAAGTCTGGGATCTATGATTAACGGACACAAAAAGAGCATTTTCCATACAGAAAAGAACCCGTACACAAATCTGTGTATAGGTTCCTTTTCTGTCTGTTACTCTACTTTGATTCCTGTGCATTCGTAGAAAATCTCAGGGTCGAAGTTCGGAATCGCCTTAATAGTATCCTTATTTGCATCCGAAAGATTATCCCACCACTTCTGCGCGGTTTCGGAATTATCAAGCACTTTAAGATAACCACCTGTTGTTTCGTAGGTTGGATGTTCACGTTTCTCTTCATCCGTCATAGCACTCTTATATACCCATTCAACAATATCCTTTGGCATCTGATTTAACAAATAATTTGCCCATGATCCTAGCCAACGACGAAATGTTACCGTTTCCGGTGTTCCAATTTCCTGTATTGAAATCTCCAGTGTTGCCGTCCCCAGCATTACCTGTTCCAGAATTCCAGTATCCAGAACTCCAATCTCCAGTGTTTTCGTTTCCTGCATTACAGTTTCCGGTATTGCCTATCCCTGTGTTTTCTTTTCCAATGTTTACGATTGTCAAGACTTCTATCCAAGGGACCTCTCGTACAATCTGGATTTTGTTTGTGCAAGATTTATCCCCATCTGTGTCTAATTCTCCAAGTGCAATTACTTCTGCAACTTTGTTTTTTGGATTAAAAGCGTAATAGTTAAAACAGTCAATAGCTTCTTTGCAAAAATGAAACCCTCTACCACAGCAACTCGGTTTAACATTTTCTTCAAATGTTTTTCCAACCTCATACTGAAAATCTCTACAGGTCCAGTCTGGATTAAACACCTTGTATCCGTGTACAGGTTCATTATTTATTACATTATTACTCATGTTCAGTTCCTCCTTTTTCGTATGCGTTTGTTTTTGTTATCCTAAATATGGAACCGAACGTTCGCATACAAAAAGAGCCAACCGTGAAAGGTTGACTCTTCTTGTTTTTGTTAACACTTCTTTGCAAAGAAAAAAGAACCCGTACACAAATCTGTGTATAGGTTCCTTTTCTGTCTCTTTTACTTGGATTCTTCAGATTTAATCAGATTTCTTTCTTTTGAATCTTTTTTTGCAAGAATTTTCTTATCAATCTCTGCGAATACAGGCTCCAATTTCAAAAGCAATTCGTATCCAGGTTCTCCCGGTTCAAACGGTCTGATTGTTTCATCCATGATCATATACTTGTTTTCGCTCATTGTCATAACTCCTTTCGCAAATGCTTGAATTTAATCAGTTTTTCTTTTTCGGTTAGCGTCTCATTCTTTTGATAAATATGAGATAAAGTTAATGATTGTGCCGTTTTCACATCAGAGATATACGTTTTTACTTCTTGAAAATAGTTTTCGTATTCTTCTAATATTTTGGGACTTACGTCAGACACTACGTATATATCTCCATCATGACACGCAATTATTGAAAACTTTACTTTCGGTTCATCTAAAAATGTTGTTAAATCCTTGAATGATGGTCTAACATTTAACGAATGATTATGTATGATTATAACATCATCCTTACAGTTCTGAACTAATGCATACTCTTTTTCGTTAAATCCAGTTCCTGATATTGTCCCACTTCCAAGTCTAGTAATATTATCAACAACAAGATCACCGGTTCTTGCATTGACCGCAATCATTCTTTCAGACTCCTGACCATCTACAAATTCTAGCAATCTGCCAGTTTCTCGATACAATCCCTCTCGTACCGGCTTACTAATCTGTAACATTTCGAGATTATCAAACAAACGATGATACTCAATTGAATTTACAAACGTTCTGTCTACTGAAAAAGCATTTGTTTCTAATTTTCGAGATATTAGTGACTGTTCGTGTTCAAGTTGTTCCATTAACATCTTTTCATCTCTGTCTGGGCCTTGACTATCATAACGATCGTCCTCGAACACATCATCAAATACATCGTCTTCGAAATCCATGTTTTCTACCTCCTATTATATCATATTGTTCACAATTAATACAATAAAAGGATCTCTCGTTTCTCCTCTTATTGTGTAATTGTTTTTGTTATCCTAAATATGGGTTTTATGAATATGTTATAGGTCTCGAAAACCATACAAAAAGAGCCAACCATCAAAGGTTGACTCCCATTGTTTTTGTTAACACTCTTTTATCTCGAGTAATTCGAGCTGTTTTGCTACGTCCATCCATCCATGCGAGCATCCAGTGAAGTCTGAGATGTAATCCTCCATATTTGTCTCGTCATACATTTCAAAGCTAAATTTGAAACTACGGATCTCGTCATCAGAATAGATGTCAGTACCATCATACATATCTTTGAAAATAACACTTAATAGAGTAGTTTCAGCAAATGTACGCTCGATACTGTCTTTGTCTGTTCCGTATCCGTATTTCTTCCAGATATCATCGAAAGCACGTCCGGCACCTATTTTTACTTTGACAACCAATCCGTATTCGCTCTTTTTGTTTCGTTTCATATACAGGTTAAAAAATTCGATATCTTCCTGTAACGCAAACAATTTCTTATAATACTCCTCCGTTGTCATGCCTGACTTCTTAATAAGCTGTCTCAGTTCGTTAGTTGATAATCTGTTCATTTCGGTTTCTCCTTTTCGTATGCGTTTGTTTTTGTTATCCTAAATATGGAATCGAACGTTCGCATACAAAAAGAGCCAACCCGAAGGTTGACTCTCATTGTTTTTGTTTACAGACTTAATCCAGACTAGATCTCAGTTACCAGTTTGATAACAGGACCTCTGTCTGTTTCTCTGTATGAGAATCCGACTACGTTCTGCTTCTCATCACCGAAGTAATAAGTTGCAGTTTTAGTCTCTTCGTCATACTCCTTGCCGCAGTAAACTGTGTGACCTTCCAGAGCGGCGACGATCTTCGGATCTTTTAAGATCTTCATACCGTATTTGTCTGCTCTTACAAAGATCTGGTCTTTGTCGAATACAGTTACAGAAGGAGCACTCTTTGTAGATCCACCAAGGTATACTTTCGCATCCATGGAGTTTACAAGGAAGGTTCCAACTTTTCTGCCGTCCATTGTGAACAGGCGAATTGTTGGCTGTTCCTCATCTGTAAGGTATCCGTCATCGTCGATTGTGTCTTTGGTTACAACAACGAGATCTTTACGACCTGCCTGCTCTACCATGCGGACACTTTCGATCGGAACCGCAAATCCGGAACCAGAGCCACCGAACTCTTTGAGGTATGCATCGTATGCTTCATCAGCATCATAAGTATCCTCCTCGAGATCGTTCTCCTCGCAGAAATCCTCATAGTCCATAGCCTCGCCGTTATCTCCGAAGAATGATACTCCTCTTACGGTTGAATCTTCTCCAGTACCGGTTGCCATAATCTGGATGAGATCGCTGGAGCAGATCTCTTTGACATCTGTTACCTTGCCATCCTTATCTTTGATCTCAACTGGTGTGATCACCGTTTCGATAAAGTAAGTGCGGTCATCGATAACAACAGCTTTTGTGCTGGCTGGGACTGTGAATCCGGCATCCTTGAATGTTCCAACGAAGTCTGGATCAGCAGAGAACTGAGCATTGAAGGTATAAACCTCAAGTTCCTCATCTTCCGGCTCTCCAACTCCAAGGATTACCAATCCAGGAACCGCACCAAGTACCTTCTGAGCTTTGATGCTGCCAAGGGATACTGTTGGTCCGTTGTCGATCATTAAGTCACCGTCAACGATTGCCGCGTCTGCTGTCGGTTTCGGGTTCGGATTGTATTTGAAGTGTGCAAACATTGTGTTAATGCCGCTTAATACAATCTCGTTTGAGTCTGTAGTGCCGTCCTCAAGGATCTTTGCAACCTTGATAGCACCTGACTCCGCATCGTATTCTGTAATACGATATAAGCTGTCATCATTACTCATAGTAACTTCGATACCAACGACCTCTCTACCTGCTGTTGCTGCCTGTTTTACGATTTCCATAAGTTTCATATATTTGTCCTCCTTATTGGGTAAGAAAATTATGATTGTAACAACGCATGTTTCATATTCTACACAGACCGTCCACCCAGATGTTCACGCCTCATTAGGTCGCTAGTGACTCGGTGTCCTTTCATTGTCGTCTTCTTTTCCTGTGCTCCATGAATCATTGCATTTGTTTACATTCCTAAATATGGTACGCGGGGTTGCAAAGTAATACGAAAAATGATTTACTGTATCATCATAAAAAACGAATCTTATGGAATTCTATTATCTGAACAAAAAAAAAAGAGACAACCATAACGGTCATCTCTTTGATGTGTTTTTAATATTCAACTGCATTCTGTCTATCCACAAAGAAATGGATCCCAGGTGCACATTCGTTCCATCGATCGTCATCAAAATTATATACTTCTGCAATTTCTCCAACTCGATATACAAACGACGGATTATATATCGATTCTATTTCCTGTAATCCGCTATCAGATCCGTTTCTATTCTCGATGGATAACACTAAAGCTTTACTGCACCTGCATTTCTTTGTTGTTGCAGATGATCGTTTTGCGTTTTCACAAATCTGAAGCTTTACGATATATCCGTTTGCTTTCTTATAACCAATAAACGAACCAGTTTCTGGACATGCGATCGGATAATCGATTTTTGTGTTTACATTGATCTCTGCATAGCTTATATTTGCATTTTTAAGATTTGTCCCTAACAAATTCGCTTCTCTAAGATCCGCTATGGACATATCTACCTCACTAAGATCTGCATTTCTAAGATCTACCTCTCTAAGATTCGCATTTTTTTAATCTACTCTGTATAGATTCGCATTTTTAAGATCCAATCCGCTCAGATTCTTATATGATAAATCGGCTCTCATGGATTTCCATCCGTCAATATCCTCATTAAGATAATGCTGATGGTTCTCGATGATCTTGTTTAATTGTTCCTGTGTCATACTTTGTTTCCTCCTTTTTTTGTATGCTTTTTAATTTGTTATCTTAAATATGGTTCTAAATGTTTGCATACAAAACAAACCGGAAACTAAAAGGGGATGTGAAAAAAGAATAGTCCCGAAAAAAAAGAAAGACCAAGAGTTTATAATGAACT